ACACGCTACACGATACACCAGGGCCAGACCACACCAGACACACAACCAGACACGTAACACGTAAACACGAAACGCTACGAAGCCTTAGTATACAGTCCCGGCCATAGTACACACAGCAAAAGGCAAAACATCCGGGCAAAACCAGGGTAAAACAGGGCCCCGTGGGGGTAAAAAAAGTCGTTCCGGTATGAGGCGGTGTCACGTAAAATGTATATATAACATTTAACTCCTATACATCTTATACGACATTAGCTTATATAATATATTAAATAGGAATCTATTGTCATATTAAAAAAAAATTTTACGGCGTAATTAATATATTATGAAACAGAAACTTAGTAAGAAGGCCTTGCTCGCTAAACGCAAGAGAGATCTAGCTTATGCTCTAACTCCTAGAAGAAGAAAAATGAAAGCGGAGAACCAGAGAAAGAGGAGAGCAGCGATTAAAGCAGGTAAGAATATTAAGGGTAAAGATTACGATCATAACACTAAACGTTTCATATCTGTAAAAAAGAACAGATCAAAAACAAAGACGACAAACAACACGATGTAAGTCTTTATAGTAATATATAAATTTAATTAAATGGAATTCAATAACCCAAGTGAGATAGTAAAGAACCTGTCATTCGGAACGGATGCAAGGGAAAAAATAATGAAAGGTGTCCTCAAACTGACGGATGCCGTAGAATCAACTTTAGGTGCATCGGGAAAATGTGTCATATATGAAGATGCGTTAGGTAAACCCGTAATCACCAAAGATGGTGTAACTGTTGCAAACTCTGTTGTACTATTAGATCCCGTGGAAAACATAGGGGCTACGCTTATTAAAGAAGCAGCACAGAAAACAGTAAAAGAAGCTGGAGATGGAACCACTACCTCGACTGTCCTAGCTTCAGCCATCTTAAAAGAATGTGACAAGCATGCTGATGTAGATTTAAGATACATTAAACAAGGTATAGCGAAGTCAAAGAGTAAGATACTAGACTATTTAGAGAAGATCAAAATAGAGGTATCAGATGAAATGTTAAACAGCGTCGCAGCGATCTCTGCAAATAACGACACCGATCTTGGAGATATAATAGCTGACGCTTATAAAAAAGTCGGTAAAGATGGTGTTGTACTGATGGAGGAATCTGACGACGAGACCACGTACGTTGAAATCGTAGATGGAGTACAATTCGATTCAGGACTCAAATCGCAGCACCTTATTACTGACAAAGAAAAGAGTAAAGCGGAACTTGATAATCCATATGTGCTTATAGTAGCCTCAGAGGTACCGAATGTAAGAAAGATACAAGCAATACTAGAACACGTTATAAAAGAGAAGAGAAGCCTGCTTATAGTAGCACAGCTCGATCAGCAACCTTTATCTGCTCTTATAATGAATAAAGTAAAGGGTAACATTAAAGTGAATGTAGTGGATGTGCCCGGGTTTGGCGCGACCAAGCAAGATACGATAGAAGATTTAGCGACAATAACCGGAGCAAAAATAATTTCCGAAGATCTCGGAGATGATATGGATTTAATAGATCCTAGTTGTTTAGGTGAAGCAATAAAGTCGGTTACAGATGACAACAATACAGTCATCACTATAAAAAAAATGCCGCAAGCGGCATATGATAGAATCGATGCAGTTAAAAAGAAGATCGCAGAGGAAAAGAACGGGTTTATTAAAAAGAAGCTTGAACAACGACTCGCAATGTTATCAGGAGCTGTTGGTGTTATAAAAGTTGGTGCTAATAGTAAAGTAGAGCTAAAGGAAAAGAAAGACAGGGTGGAAGATGCAATATATGCGACGAAAGCAGCCCTAAGAGAAGGAATAGTTCCCGGAGCTGGTATAGCGCTCCATAACGCAGCCGATACAGTAAAGACAGATGTTGTTACTGAAAGAATATTATTAGACGCTGTAAAAGCTCCATATAAGACCATACTGGCAAATGCTCATATAGCGTACGGACCAAATATGAAAGAAGGCCACGGGGTAAACGTTGTAACAGGTAAATCTGTTAACCTAATTAAAGAAGGTATTATAGATCCAGTGTTAGTTACTAAAACAGCATTAATAAATGCAATAAGTGTAGCGACAACTATATTATCAGCAGATTGTGTAATTTCAAATATAAGAATAAATGAAAGCGGTAAATAATTACATAATAATAAAAGGTATAAAAGAAGAAAAGAAAACCGACTCTGGTTTTATTATGAAAGATGATAAAGCTGAGTTTAGGTATTTGAAAGGTGAGGTTGTTTCAATTGGAGAGAAAACAGAAGCTATTAAATGTTGTGATATTATACATTATGATAGAAACGCTGGGCACGAAATAATATTTGACAACCAAACATACATCGTAATTAAACAGCAAGACGTTGTTATAGTAGAATGAGAATAGAAGCAGCAGACCTTCGGGAAATGCAACTTTTTAAATACTACAGGCTAGTTCGTAAATGGGCTTGTAAATCAAATAGTTTAACCGATGCGGACTTAGAATTGCTAATATATTTTGATTGCATTGGGCGATTTACACGTAATGATTACATTAACGGTACTTACCTCATGAGTTGGGACAAAGCTAGATGGGAAAAACTTCGCAAAAATGGCTGGATAGACGTATGGAGACACCGTAATCGTACTACAATTAAATATTCTATATTCCAAACTTCATTCAAATCAAAAAGATTAATTACACGCATTTATAATATTCTGCTAGGTAAAGAAGACATACCTGTATCAGAACAAAATGTATTTTACAAAAACAAATCATATACTGATAAAGTTTTTAATAAAGCTATAGACGATATGATAAAAGATAAAAATAGATAATTATGCCAAAAGATTACAAAACAGGTAAAAAGAAACCTTACAAAAAAATTGTAAAGGGTAAAGCTAAAAAAGTAAACAAAAGAAGAAGCAGTTATGGCAAGTAAAGGAGCACCTTCAAGAAAAAAATCTAAAGGTTACTATAGTAAAAAAGGTGGCATGACTAAAAAAGGTGTTGCTAAATATAGAAAAGATAACCCAGGTAGTAAATTAAAAACAGCTGTTACAACAAAACCATCTAAATTAAAGAAGGGTAGTAAAGCTGCGAAAAGACGTAAATCTTTTTGTGCTAGAATGTCAGGCGTTAAAGGACCGATGAAAGACAGTAAAGGAAGACCAACAAGAAAAGCATTAGCTTTAAGAAAATGGAATTGTTAATATGAAAAATAAATTTACTAGTAAAACCGCAAAGCTTGCACCACCGTACGATAAGCTAACAAAAGCTGATTTCGCAGTGTTAAGAGCTAAAAAGAAAAAAAAGAAAACTAAAAAGAAATAAATAAACAATGGCAGAACTTGACTTAGACAAGATCAAAAAACAAAAATTCAATATCAGTATAGAAAACTTAGTTACTATAGGCGCTGTAGTAGTTACGGTAGTTGGTATGTGGTACTCGCTACAAGCTGATATAGAACTGGCAAAGGAATTACCTGAACCACCAGTTTCAAGAACGGAATACGATTTAAAAGATCAATTAATTAGAGAAACTATTATATCTACTGAAGAAAAAGTAGATGCTAATTCAGAAAAGCTTGACAAAATTGATGAAAAGCTTTATGAAATAATTAAAAAATAATTATGAAAAAATTAATTACTATTTTATTTTTATTCTTAAGTTCATTTGCATATTCTCAGGACGTTACGGTTGTTCATTTTAATTACAAATGGAACCAAAAAAATGATTATTCAAAACTTAAATCTATTAAAAGAGCTAGTGTTTCAAAAGCATTTGTTGAAGAACAAGGTGAAGATTTAAAAAACAGTATTAAATCTGTTCCAGTAATAATTATTTTTAGAAACGGTAAACCAGTCGCTAGAATAGAAGCGGGGTTAAGCATGAAAATAGAAGCAAGACTTGAAAACATTCAAGAGCTTGTAGACAGAAACAATTAATAATATGAAATCAAAAGGGTTGGGTGATTCTATAGAAAAAATCACAAAAAAAACAGGGATTAAACACATGGTTGACACTATATCAGAAGGATTAAATATACCATGCGGATGCCAAGGCAGAAAAGACGCCTTAAATAAAATATTCCCATATAAAAAATAATAAAAATGATATTAATAGCAATAGCAGTAATTGAAGCAATAATTATAGCTTATTTAATTATGCTCCACACAGGAAAAATAAAAGATGCTGATGGCGATTTTATCGCTGATTCAGTAGAAGCAAAAGTTGAAGAAATTCAAGTTAATGCTGTAAATAAATTAAATAGATTAAAAGCTGAATTAAAAGACGTAGCTACTTCTATAAAAGAGGTTGGGAATCAATTAGAAGATTTACCAAAATCACTTAAAGGCAAAAGAGCCGGAAGAAAAGCAAATGTCAAAAAATAAAAAGAAATTAAAAGATACAGCGGTTGGTAAATTTTTAGCAGGTGCTGGTTCTGATATAATAGGTAGTCTTGGCGACGTCTTGCCAGATAACGGTGTTTTTGGATTAGTTAAAAACTTAATTAAAAAAGACCCTGTGCTACCTGCAGAAGATAAAGAAAAGGCTTTAGCACTGCTAAATCAAGATACTATTGAAATGCAAGAAGTATCTAAGCGATGGAAGGCGGATATGCAATCTGATTCATGGCTTTCGAAAAATACAAGACCAATGACACTGATTTTTTTAACAGTAGCTATGGTCTTATTAATATTTATAGACTCTACCGGGTTAGATTTTAGTGTAGATGGTGGGTGGGTAGATTTATTAAAATCTCTTCTTATTACTGTTTATGTAGCATATTTTGGATCTCGTGGAGCTGAGAAATTTAAAACAATAAGTAAATAATTATGTGTAACTGTGAAATTTGTATTTGTAGATAATGGCTAGATTAAACACCTATTTAACTGACACCGTAATTCAAGACGGTGACAAGTGGATTGGAACTGATTCTCAGAGTGGTAAAACAAGAAATTTTACACCCCAGGGATTAGCTACTAATTTCAATGACACTGGTAAAATAGGTATAGGTGGTCAAATACCGTATGTGTTCAGTACACAAGGAGCTCCTAGTAGAAATGTTGGTACTATGACTTTTGCAGCAGGAGGCGGTAATGATACTGCGTTTTCTGCTATAACTAATTTAGTATTAAGTAAAACAACTAATGGTGGAACTGTTGTAACAGAGTATTTACAATATTTAGAAGATAATGTTATTTTTATTTATCAATTAGATGATGTAAATAAATTTGGTAAATATTCTTTAACAGCATTAGCGGATAGATCTGGAGAAACAACGTTTTTTGATGCTACCTTAATATTTTCAGAAGGAAACGGAAGTTTAACAACTGGAAAAACGTATGGTATTGTTCAAGGGCCAAGCGATGTAGATAAAAACTTTGTGTTTACACAGGGATCTGCAGCTAATACATGGACAATAGCACATAATTTAGAAAAATTCCCTGCAGTAACAGTGGTTGATTCCGCTAATAATGTTGTTATAGGGCACATAACATATACAAACACTAACTCATTAACAGTAAGTTTTTCCTCATCATTTTCAGGAAAAGCATATATAAACTAACCAAATAATGGCTTTAAAATATTTAACACATATAGATTTAAATAAAAATCAATTACAGAACGCGGTAATTCATCCTTTGGGTACTGCGCCTTCTGGTCCAGTTGAAGGTCAAATATATTACAATTCCACAGGTGGAAATAAAAAAGTATATATATATGACGGGTCAGCATGGACTAATATATCTGGTGATATATCAGCGGTTGTAGCAGGTAATGCTTTAACTGGTGGGGGGACTGATGGTTCTGTAACATTAAATGTAGCAGTAGATGATAGCACAATAGCTATTGCTTCTGATGCACTAAAAGTAAAAGATGGAGGAATTGGATCTACACAATTAGCAGCTACATCTGTAACAGCGGGATCTTATGGTTCTTCATCTGCAATACCAACATTCACAGTAGATGCTGATGGTCGTTTAACAGCAGCTGGTACAGCTTCAATAACAACAACATTAGATATTGCAGCAGATTCAGGAACAGATAACGGTGTTGTTTTAGGAACAGACACATTAACAGTAGCAGGTACAGCTAATGAGATTGTAACATCTGTATCAGGTGATACAATTACAGTAGCTCTTCCAGACAATGTTACAATCGGAGGAAACTTAATAGTAACTGGTAATTTAACAGTTTCAGGTACAGTAACTACAGTAAATACTGAAACAATACTTTTAGCTGACAACATAATTACTCTTAATAGTAATGCAACAGGTACACCATCAGAAAATGCTGGTATTGAAATTGAAAGAGGCTCATCTACAAATGTAGTTCTTAGATGGAATGAAACAAATGATAATTGGGAATTAACAAATGACGGCTCAACATATTATGATATTGCAACCACAGCAGATTCATTTAAAGGATCAATAGGAGATGGATCAGCTACATCATATACAGTAACGCATAACTTAGGTACAAGGGATGTATTAGTTGAACTTTATGATGCTTCAAGTTATGAAACAGTTATAGCTGATGTAACAAGAACTTCTACAAGTGTTGTAACAGTAGCATTTACAGTTGCTCCTGCATCAAACGATATTAGAGTTCTAATTAGAAAAATTTAAAATATAACTCATGGGTGTAAAATTTAAGTCACCACTAGAGCTATCGGGGCATCGATCTATATTACATACAGACGCTGCTCAGACTTTGGTTGTTAAGGTTATTTCAAAAACCACAGCACATCCAGAGCAAGGTAACGGTAGTTCAAGTGGATATACAATAGACGGTGTTGAAGGGGCTTATTTAGAGTTTACACCAGGTAATACTTATAAATTTGATCAGTCTGATAACTCAAATAGTAATCATCCATTAAGATTTTATACGGATGCTGCTAAAACAACAGCATACACAACAGGAGTAACAACAAGTGGTACAGCGGGTAGCTCAGGGGCATACACTCAAATTATACCAACTACATCAACACCTCCTGTTTTATTTTATCAATGTAGCGCTCACAGTTTAATGGGTAGTTATGTTAAATTTGGTACAGCTACAGCAGCTGGTTCAAATACAACATATACGATAAATAGTGTTACAAGTGGTAGTGATGCAATAATAAGATTAACGGGTAGTGATTCATCAACAGATGATGTAACATTAGAAGCTGGAAATAATATAACTATATCAGAAACTGGCGATACTATAACTATAGCTTCAACAGCATCTGGCAGCGTAACTGAAGCTTTTAAAACAATTTCTGTATCAGGACAAAGTGATGTAGTCGCAGATAGCGCAACAGATACATTAACTTTAGCAGCAGGATCAAATGTTACAATTACAACAACAGCAGGATCTGATACTATAACTTTTGCATCAACAGATACAAACACAACATATACTGCAGGAACGGGGATTAGTTTGGCAGGTACAACTTTTGCTTTAAACGCTGCAATAGAAAATTTAACTAATGTTTCTAGCTCATCTCCATCATCAGGGCAAGTATTAAAATGGGATGGAAGCCAATGGGCCCCTGGAACAGATTCAGCAGGAGCAGGCGCTAGTAATTCATTTGAAACAATAGCAATAGCAGGTCAAACAAGTGTTGTTGCAGATAGTGCTACTGATACATTAACATTAGTAGCAGGTGATAATATTACTTTAACTACTAATGCTAGCACAGATACAATTACAATTGCATCATCTGGTGGGTCATCACAATTAGTAGCGCAAAAAAATACATTTACAGGTAATGGAAGTGCAACAGCTTACACATTATCATCAACAATTGCAGATGAAGCAAGAACACAGGTTTATATAGATGGTGTTTATCAAAGTAAAGATACATATTCAACAAGCGGTACAACATTAACTTTTAGTACAGCGCCTCCAAATACAGCTGCAATTGAAATAATACATTTTACAACATTAGCAGGGGGATTATCAAAAGTTGATACATTTACAGGTAATGGTAGTACAACTGCTTTTGCAGGTAGCATGAGTATTAATGATGAAAACAATACTCAAATATACATTGATGGTGTTTATCAATCAAAAAGTAATTATTCTACATCAGGTAGCACTGTAACATTTTCAACTGCACCGCCAAACGGTTCAGATATTGAATTAGTGCATTTTAAGGAGCTTTCTTTATCTGGTATGAGTAATGATACATTTACTGGAAATGGAAGTGCTACAGCATTTACTTTAGGAGCTGAAGTAACAGATGAAAATAATACATGGGTATTTATAAACGGTGTATATCAGGATAAGAGTGTGTATAGCATTTCAGGAACTACACTTACATTTTCAACAGCCCCACAAAATGGTTATGGTATTGAAGTAATGAAGTTAGGTAATGTATCTGTAACAGCAAATGCTTTAGTAACAAATAGTTTTACAGGTAATGGTTCAACAACAGCATACACATTAGGTGTTACGCCTGCTAGTTTACATGCGGTAAATGCTTATATATCTGGATTAAGACAAGATAATAGTACTTTAAGTTTATCGGGTAATACTTTAACATTTAGCACAGCACCACCAAGTGGAGCATCAATTGAAATAAGAAGTATAGGTGGTATAAATGCAACATCAGTAGTTACACCATCAAGTGTAACAGCAGGAACAGGTATAAGTGTTGCAAATCCATCAGAGGGTAATTTTGTTATTACAAATACACTTTCTACTGATTATAGTGTATCAGTAATAAATTCAGCAACAACAGCTGTTAAAAATACTTTATATGTATTTACAGGAAGTGCCGCTTTAACATTACCAGCAGGTGTAGTTGGTAATTCAATTAAAATTAGTAATAGATCAGCAACACAACCTGTACAATACTTCCTAATGGAACAGATAAAATAATGGGTAGTAATACTACTATGACATTAAATACAGCAACAGCAAGTTTTGAATTAATATTTTCAGGAACAGCCCAAGGGTGGGTAATAATAGGACAATAATATGAGTAACTTTACAGATTTTTTTCAGCAGGCGGTGGAGGCAGCAGGAATTTTGGAATGGCATTAACTAAATTAGATAAAAACCTTTTAGGATTCAGTGACGATACTGATTTTATAAAATTACCTTCAGGCACAACATCACAAAGACCAGGTTCTCCGGCTGCTGGACAGTTTAGGTTTAATACAACTATAAATGATGCGGAGGTATATAATGGAACAGCTTGGACAAGAATGGGAACAACCCCTCCTACATTTACCTCAGTAGATTACCCAGGAAACGATACAGCATTAGACCCAGCAGGTGATCAATCACTTGTAATTAATGGGACTGTATTTAATACAAATGTAACAGTAACAATAGGTGGAACAACACCATCTAGCATAACAAGAAATTCAGCAACACAAATAACTGTAAATACCCCGGCTAAAGCAGCGGGAACATATACTATTGTAATTGAAAACACAGATGGTGGAACAGCAACAGCTTCTAATGCGGTTTCATATAATGGAGTGCCAGCGTTTACAAACGCAGCAGGAAGTTTAGGTAGTGTACTAGAAGGAGGATACAATGAATTTGTCAGCGCAGCAACAGAGCCAGACGGGGGAGCTATTACATATGCTATAACTTCTGGATCGCTTCCATCAGGGGCGAGTTAAATACTTCTACAGGAGCAATCACAGGAACAGCTCCAAGTGTAAGTGCATCTACAACTAGCAAATTTTACTATCACAGCTACATGATAATGAAAATCAATCAACCGCAAGAGCTTACAGTATTACAGTTACTAAGGTCTAAACTAATATTATTCTTTTCTTTAGAGCAATCAGGAAGTACTTCCAATATGGTATATCCAAATAATCCCGCAAAAGAACTTACTTTAGATAATGCTGGCGCTTTTAGCTCAGCTACAACTGGATACTGGAATAATACGGCACCTAGTAGCACAGTAATAAACATGGGTAGCTCATGGGGCCAGTACCATTCATATTACGGGGGAGATTCTGTTGCTTATTGTTTTGCCGATGTTGCCGGAATGCAAAAAATAGACTCATATACAGGTAATGGCTCTACATCAGGGCCACTTGTGGCTACAGGATTTGAACCTGCTTTTTTAATGGTAAAAAGAACTGATAGTAATGATAGTTGGATAATTCTTGATAATAAAAGAGATACAGCAAACCCAAGAAATAATTCATTAAAATGGGATGAAGATGGCCAAGAAGAAGCTGACTCTTCTAATAGAACAGTAGATTTTTTATCTAATGGTTTTCAGATAAAAACTACTCATCAAGGTATGAATGCTAATAATGGCACGTATTTATATTTAGCAATTGCTGCTAATGGAAGCACTACTACTCCAACACTTGCTGATAGTTTTAATATAGCAACATATACAGGTAATAGCAGTACTACTCAATCTATAACAGGCGTTGGTTTTAAACCAGATTTTGTTTGGCAAAAAGCTAGAAGTAGTACTTATAGTCACTTTATTATAGACTCTTTAAGAGGAAGAAATAGTAGTTTAATACCTAACAGTACTACTGCTAATAACGCAGGGTCTGGTGCTGATAAAGACTTAATAAGTTTTGATTCAGACGGTATGACATTTGGGCCAACTCACCAAATATACGGTAAAGTAAACGGCACCACATACGTTACTTACAACTGGAAAACAAGTAATAATCAAAATACTATTAACACAAATGGATCTATAAATTCTATAGTTAGTGCAAATGCTAATGCAGGATTTAGTATTGTTAAATGGGCTGGTAATGGTTCAGCAGCAACAATAGGACACGGTTTAAATGCTGCTCCTGAAATGATAATTACAAAAAGATTAACTGGAACAAGTCCTTGGTACACATATAATGCTTATCTAAACGGAGGAACAAATCCTGCTCATTATTTTGTTAATTTAAATACAACTGCTGCTGAAACAAGTAATGGTTCATCAGGAGGTAGTTTATTTAATTCAACACCTCCAACATCAACAATATTTAATATTGGAACAAGTTTATCAGGAAGTGGAGATGAATATATTGCTTATTGTTTCCATTCAGTTTCAGGATATAGCAAGTTTGGAAGTTATAGTGGTAATGGGGGCACACAGAGTATTACAGGACTTGGATTTCAACCTGATTTTGTTTTACTTAAAGAAACAACAGCTGCAGAATCTTGGAGATTGTTTGATAGTGCAAGAACCGCAACTAAAAGATTATTTCCTGATTTAACTAATGCAGAATCTACTGCAAGTGATTCTTTAACAGCATTTGATAGTAACGGATTTAGTTTAAATCAAAATGGGGAAACATATATATACATGGCATTCAAAATAAATTAATAAATAAACAAAAATGGCAATAACAAAAGTAACAGCAAACGTATTAGCAGATAATTCTGTAACCCAAGCTAAATTAGCAGACGACGCAGTAGGTGCAGCTGAATTAGCTTCAAATGCAGTCGTAGCCGCTTCAATTGCAGATAATGCAGTAACAGCGGGTAAAATAGCTGATACAGCAAGTAATACAAAAAATTTAATTCAGATTACATGTGTAGCAGCTACTGAATTTTGGTATGCAATTAATCAAATAGCAAGTTAATGTTTGGGCAAGGTATAAATTTTGGTTCATTAACGGTTGCAACAGCATACACTCTTGATTATTTAGTTGTTGGAGGAGGTGCAGGTGGAGGTGCTTGGTTTGGAGGTGGCGGTGGAGCCGGTGGATATACAGCTGGTACTTCTGGAGAAATGGATACAGATACTGTAATAACTGTAACAGTAGGTGCGGGTGGTTCTGGCGCTACATCAGGAAATAATAATGCCACAAATGGGGGGCTTTCGCGTATTCAAGGCACAGGTGTTGATGTATTAACGTCAGGTGGTGGTTTTGGAGGAAGCTGTGTATCTGTTTTTCCCGCTTATCATGGTGGTAGGGGTGGAAATAACGGTGGTTCTGGTGGTGGTGGTTCAGGATTTAGAGGGGGAGGTTCAATAAGCAGTGGAAGTGCTAATGGTAATGGAACTGGAAATGATGGAGGTATAGGAATGTCAAATTACGCCGACGAAGGTGGAGGTGGTGGTGGAGCCGGTGGAAGCGGTAAACAAGGTAGAAATGGCTCTAGTGTACCATATCCTGATGGAGGTGACGGAGTTAGTAATTCAATAACAGGATCAGCTGTTGTATATGCAGCTGGGGGAGGAGCTGGATCTGGGTATGGAGGAAATACAGGAGCATCAGGAGGTAATGGAAATCATCCTCATTCAAGCGGCACTGTGTCACAATATTACGGGAATACTGGTAATACTAATACAGGAACTGGGGGTGGAGCAGGAGCTAGCTCTTCTCAAGGCTCGAATTCTTATGGGGGAGCTGGGGGATCTGGAATTGTTGTTATAAAAGTGCCTACCGAAAATTATTCAGGCACAACAACAGGAAGTCCAACAGTTACAACAAGCGGTAGTAATACTATAATTAAATTTACAGGAAGCGGAAGCTATACAGTGTAAATAAATAATAAATGGCACAAACTAGATTAAAATCAGGTAACCTTCATATGGTAGGAGGAGATAACGGAAGTGATGGTAATGTACTTAAATCAAAAGGTGATGGTACAATGGAATGGGGTACTATTGATTACAATAAACCCTACGTTTTCTTCTTTTGATTATCCAGGAGATGATACAGCTTTAGACCCAGCAGGAAACCAAAGTTTAGTTATAAACGGTGGAGGTTTCAATGTTAATGTAACTGTAACTATAGGTGGTACAACTTGCTCGTCTATAACAAGAAATAGTTCTACACAGTTAACAGTAACTACACCTGCTAAAAGCGCAGGATCACAAATTTTAGTAATAACTAACACCGATGGAGGAAGTGCTAATACAAATGTATCTTACAATGGTGTACCTGCTTGGACAACCTCTGCAGGAAGTTTAGGATCTATATCAGAAGGCGAAACAATCAATTTAACTGTAGCAGCAACTGAACCAGATGGCGGAGCAATAACTTATGCAATAACCTCTGGGTCTTTGCCTTCAGGAGCGTCCTTAAATACATCAACAGGGGCAATCACAGGTACTGCTCCTTCTGTATCAGCAGACACTACTAGTAGTTTTACGATAACTGCTACTGATAATGAAAACCAATCAACTGCTAGGGCATTTACCATTACAATTACAAAAATTCTTCCATCAAGCATGTTTAAAGCAGTTACTTATTCAGGAAATAGTTCAACACAAAATATTACTGTTGGATTCAAACCTGATCTTGTGTGGATAAAAGAAAGAGGACCAAATGCTGAAAACCACAACTGGTATGATTCATCAAGGGGTGTAACAAAATTTTTAAGTACAAATAATACTAATGCAGAAAGTTCAGGAGGCAGTAGATTAACATCTTTCAACACAAATGGATTTACATTAGGAAGCGATAATGAAATAAACGACAATGGTTCTACTTATGTAGCTTGGTGTTTTAAAGCAAACGGAGGAACTTTAAGTAGTAATACTGATGGTGATATTACATCTACGGTTCAAGTTAATAATAATTTAGGTTTTTCTATAGCTAAGTGGGAATCATCAAGTAGTAGTTCACATACAATTGGGCATGGGCTGGACACTACCCCTTCTGCTATACTTTATAAAAAGTACAGCTCAACTGGCTCTTGGTTTATATACACTAACGTAATAGATGGAAGTTGGGACGAATTAACATTAAATGCTCAGGACGGGAAGGTTGATTATTCTGCTACCTACGGAACTAGCACAACATTTAGAACTGTAACTTCATCAGCGGGGGCTGATTGGATTACTTATTCTTTTGCAAATAAATCAGGGTTTTCAAAAATAGGTAAATATACAGTGCCATCAGGAGGAGGAGACACATTTGTAGAAACAGGTTTTAAACCAAAATTTGTAATGATTAAATGTACTTCTCACGGAAGTACGCATTGGGAAATTTTAGATTCTTCAAGGTCGCCAGGGTTGGTTTCAAATGAGTCTGCGGTAAGAATGAGAGCAAATGATACTTCTGCAGATGCAGGATTTAACGATACACCTGTTAGATTTCTATCAAATGGGTTTATGTTAAAAAAATCAGTAACCGCAAACATTTATAACGATTACCACGCTTCTAATAGAACGTATTTCTATATGGCATTTGCAGATGACCCTACCGCAACAAGCCCAACACTTGCGGATAGTTTCAATACAAAAGCATATACTGGTACAGGAAATGACCCATTAGCAATTACAGGAGTAGGATTTCAACCTGATTTAGTTTGGATAAAAACAAGAACTCAATCAAGAGAGCATATATGGTCTGATGTAGTTAGAGGATTAAATAAAGAATTATCATCAAGTGATACTGCCGCTCAAGAGTCTAGAGGGGTTAAATCTTTTGACGCTGACGGTTTTACATTAGATAACTCAACGCATAATTATAATAATAACGGGGAAAATTATATTAAGACGCTATATATACGATACAGCACCTGGCATTCAAAATAAACTAAAAGCGTGTAATATACATAATAATATAATTTAATCAAATTCAATAGTTTATGAAATTAACAGAAAAAGAGCACAAAGATTTAAAATCTTTAATAGAAAGAGTTGCTACAACTCAAAATGAAATAGGGTTAAACACAATCAATGGACACAAGCTAGCCCATAATTTCTCACAATTAGAAATGCAATTAAATACAATGAAGTCTGATCTTGAAAACACTTATGGTAAAATTAACATAAATGTTGAAACAGGTGAGATAGATAAAATTGAATCAAATGAAACTAATAAGGAAGATTAGTGTAGGAAGAGACTATAAAGATAATGCAATGCACTATCAAATAGGACAAGCGGTTTATGGAAACCACATTATAACAAATATACTTGAGAAAGATCACGATTACCAAATATATATAGAAAAGAATAAAGAAGTGTTACTTTGGAAATCTTTTAATAAAAACATGGGAATAAGTATTGAGTATAATTTAGATTATGAATAATCCATACGCTTTAATAATACAACCAAAAGAAAACCGCTACAAAAACACTAAAAAAGTATCTGATAAAAACTTAATCCTAAACACGTCGATTAGTGACCATAGGTATGTAAGTAAAGAAGCAATAGTAAAAGCGCTCCCAGGTGCGTTTAAAACGCCTCTACAAGAGTCTGATGAAGTAATGGTGCATCATAATATATTTAGAAGGTACTACGATGTTAGAGGAATTGAAAAAAATAGTGGTAATTATTTCAAAGAAGATATGTACTTTTGTTATTTAGATCAAGTGTACATGTATAAAAGAAATGAAAACTGGGTAGCAATGCCAGGTTACTGTTTTGTAAATCCCATACAATCAGAAGATAAATGGGAAAACAAAGAAGAACCTTTAAAAGGTATTGTGGTTTATACAGACGGCTCTGATTTTGTAAACGAAGGTGAGCTTGTTGGATTTACACCGTACTCTGAATTTGAATTTATAGTCGGTGATAAAAGATTGTATAGAATAAAATTAAATGATATTTCAATAAAGTATGAACACAAAGGAACAGAAAAACTCTATAATACGAGCTGGTTATAAAGCTGTAAAGGAGTTAATCAAAGTCGCTGAAGAAGAAATCATAGTGGAAGATGCAGCAGATGAATTAGCAGCAGATAGACTAAAGAATGCAGCAGCAACTAAAAAGTTAGCTATCTTTGATGCTTTTGAAATACTAAATAGGATTGAATCTGAAAAAGCAATGCTGGAAAACAAACCACAAGATAAACAAAAAGCTTTTAGTGGATTTGCAGAAAAAAGGTCTAAATAATGTCATATCAGCAAACATTATACAAAATCATTGAACCTATTAAGCGTACAACGATACATAGACTGAATAAAAAGAAATACTGGGAATACGGATATAACAAAGAACATGATGTAGTTGTTATAAGTAAAACAGGTAAGATTGGTGATGTATACGAAATACAAAACCTAAAGATTGCTTTACCATTAGCTGAAGATGTGTATAGCAAGGATAACAAATGGGTTGCAACAGAATACCCTAAAGAGTTAAAAAACATAAGAACTATATTCGACTGGCAAACATACCCAGAAGAATTTAAAAAAGATTGGTATGGGTACATTGATAAAGAGTTTACTAGAAGAGAAGAGGGGTATTGGTTCCGCAATAAAGGGATTGATACTTATATCACTGGCTCTCATTACAATTACCTGCAGTGGTCCAAGATTGATGTTGGGAAGCCAGACTTTCGAGAAGCAAACAGATTATTCTTCATATTCTGGGAGGCATGCAAGGCAGATCAAAGATGTTATGGAATATGCTACCTTAAGAACAGACGGTCTGGATTTAGCTTCATGTCAAGCAGCGAGACAGTTAATCAAGCTACACTCACTTCAGATGCTAGATTCGGAATCTTATCGAAGACTGGTAGCGATGCAAAGAAGATGTTTACCGACAAGGTCGTCCCAATTTCATCGCACTATCCATTCTTCTTCAAACCAATACAAGATGGAATGGACCGCCCCAAGACAGAGCTTGCCTACCGTGTCCCAGCATCCAAACTCACAAGGAAGTCCATCACCAGTACAACCGGCTCCGCAGGGAGGAAAGACCTCGACGGGCTCGATACAACGATAGACTGGAAAAACACAGGTGATAACTCTTATGATGGTGAAAAGTTAAGATTACTTGTTCACGATGAATCTGGTAAATGGGAAAGACCAGATAATATATTAAACAACTGGCGAGTAACTAAAACAACGCTGAGATTAGGAAGTAGAATAATTGGTAAGTGTATGATGGGATCTACTTCAAATGCCTTAGACAAAGGTGGTGATAACTTTAAAAAATTATACAATGACTCAGATGTTACAAAAAGAAACCGCAACGGACAGACTAGCAGCGGACTATATAGTTTGTTCATACCTATGGAGTGGAACTACGAGGGATTCATTGATTCTTTTGGATTACCTGTATTCGATACACCCGGAGCTGCTGTCGAAGGACCCCAAGGTGATAAAATCGATGTTGGAGTAATTGAACACTGGGAGAATGAAGCAGATGGGTTAAGAAATGATCAAGACGGATTAAACGAATTTTATAGACAGTTTCCAAGAACAGAAGAACACGCGTTTAGAGATGAAACAAAAAATAGTATATTTAATTTACAAAAAATATATGAGCAAATAGATTACAATGATGGGACAGTAACGTCTGGTGCTGTATCTAAAGGTAACTTCCAATGGGAAAATGGTATTAAAGATTCAAGAGTAATATTTACACCAGATCCAAAAGGAAGATTTAATATATCTTGGGTTCCTAGTTATAATCTTCAAAACCGCGTAATAGTAAAAAATGGGCGCAAGCATCCAGGTAACGAGCATATAGGTGCATTTGGTTGTGACTCTTATGATATATCAGGAACAACAGATGGAAGAGGATCTAAAGGAGCGCTACACGGGTTAACAGTATTTAGCATGGAAGAAGCACCTGTTAATTCATTCTTTTTAGAGTATATAGCTCGACCACAAACCGCTGAAATGTTTTTTGAAGATGTGCTTATGGCATTAGTGTTTTATGGAATGCCAATACTTGCGGAGAACAACAAACCAAGATTATTGTATTATTTAAAAAGAAGAGGTTACAGAGGTTACTCTATGAATCGTCCAGATAAAACAATAAGTAAATTATCAACAGCTGAAAAAGAAATAGGAGGTATACCTAATTCATCTGAAGATATGAAACAAATTCACGCTGCAGCAATTGAATCATATATAGATAAATATGTAGGATTACAGGAAAATGGAGATTACGGTAATATATATTTCAATGCAACGTTAAACGATTGGTCTAAATTTAACATAAATAATAGAACAAAACATGATGCCGCAATAAGTTCTGGTCTTGCTATAATGGCTTGTAACAGACATTTGTACCAACCAAAACAATTAAAACAAACAAAAGTTTTAGATTTTGGATTAAAAAAATATAATAACAAAGGAAGTATTTCAAAAATAATAAAATAGATGAATATATTACCAAAGGGTGTATTCCCAAGCCAAGCAGTTTCAAATGCTGAGAAAGCAAGTGAAAAATATGGTTTAGAGATTGCAAGGGCAGTTGAATCAGAATGGTTTAAAAGAGATTCTGGTACAGCTAGGTACTACGCTAATAGAGACAATTTTCACCGTTTAAGATTATATGCTAGAGGTGAACAGTCAATACAGAAATATAAAGACGAATTATCTATTAATGGTGATTTATCATATTTAAACATAGATTGGAAACCTGTTCCTATTATACCTAAGTTTGTAGATATTGTAGTAAATGGTATTGCAGAAAGAACATATGATATAAAAGCGTATTCACAAGATCCAGCATCAGTAAAAAAAGAACAGATTATGTAGAGTCTTTATTAAAAGATATGCGTACTAAAAACTTTTCTGATTCTGTTTTAAAAAGAATTTGGTATTAATTTATATGAAACATGATAAAGATAAATTACCTGAAACGAAGAAGAGTTGCAATTGCATATGCAACTTAGATTATAAAGATTCTGTTGAAATAGCAGAAGAAGAAGCTATTAACAATGTATTTGATCATAATAAATATGAATTAATAAAGAAAAGATTAGATTATGATATAGCTGTTATTGGTATGGGTGCTGTTAAAAACGAATATACAACATCAGAGGGAATAAATATAAAGTATGTAGATCCAGCTGATTTAGTTTATTCATACACAGAGTCACCACACTTTGATGATATATATTATGTAGGTGAAATAAGAAAAGTATCTGTAGTTGATTTAAAAAAGCAATATCCTGAATTAACAGATGAAGATATAAGAAGAGATGTAGAGGGGCAAGGAACAAATGCTAAACTATATAATAAATCTTATGCAGGTAATGACAGTGAGGATAATTCTCATGTATATGTATTGTATTTTGAATATAAAACATATAAAGATCAAGTACATAAAATAAAAGAAACTTCATCAGGGGCATCGAAAGCTATTAAAAAAGATGACGGCTTTAATCCTCCAAAAGATTCCAGAAGTAGATTTACTAAAGAATCAAGAACAATAGAGGTAATTTATGAGGGTGCTAAGATAGTTGGTACTAATAAATTATTAAAATGGCAATTAGCTGAAAACATGACAAGACCAAAGTCAGATACAGTTAAAGCCCAGTTTAGTTATAATATTGTAGCACCAAGAATATATAAAGGTAGAGTTGAATCTCTTGTTAGTAGAATGACTACGTTTGCAGATATGATTCAATTAACACATTTAAAGTTACAACAGGTATTATCAAGAATGGTTCCTGATGGTGTTTACTTAGATGCAGACGGTATTGCTGAAATAGATTTAGGTAATGGAACTAATTATAATGCGCAAGAAGCATTAAATATGTATTTCCAAACAGGTTCTGTTATTGGTAGATCAATGACACAAGATGGTGAATTTAACAACGGTAAAGTTCCTGTACAAGAATTACAATCATCTGGGTCTAATGCTAAAATATCAAGTTTAATTAATTCATATAATTATTATTTACAAATGATAAGAGATGTGACCGGATTAAACGAAGCAAGAGATGGTTCAACGCCAGATAAAAATGCTTTAGTAGGATTACAAAAAATCGCAGCTGCAAATTCAAATACAGCAACAAGGCATATATTACAAGGGGGATTATACCTTACGTTAAAAACAGCTGAGGCAATATCACTTAGAATATCAGATGTATTAGAATTTAGCCCAACACGAAAATCTTTTATACAAGCTATTGGTAAATCAAATGTTGCCACATTAGAAGAAATAAGTAAATTACAGCTTCATGATTTTGGTATATTTTTAGAATTAACTCCAGATGAAGAAGAAAAACAATTACTTGAAAATAATATACAAGTGTCTCTTCAAAAAGAACAAATTAATTTAGAAGATGCTATTGATATTAGAGAAATAAGAAATTTAAAACTTGCTAATCAATTATTAAAATTAAGAAGAAAACAAAAAGTTTGAACAAGATAGAGCTAAGCAGCAAGGAAATATTCAAATGCAAACTCAATCTAATGCGCAAGCAGCTCAAGCAGCAGCACAAGCTGATATTCAAAAACAACAAGCAATAACTCAGAGTAAAGCTCAGTTAGCACAAGTACAAGCGCAATTAGATACACAAAAACTAGAAAAAGAAGCTGAAATTAAAATGATGTTAATGCAAAAAGAATTTGAAATGAACATGCAACTTAAAGACGCTGATTTAAATGTAATTAAAGATAAAGAGAAGTAAAGAAGATAGGAAAGATGAAAGAACTAAAATACAGGCTTCTCAGCAATCTGAATTAATAGATCAAAGAAAAAATAATAAACCACCAAAAAAGTTTGAATCAGCAGGATTTGACAACTTAGGAGGATTTGGCTTAGAGCAGTTTGAGCCTAAATAAAAACTGCAAACACATTTTTATAATATTTTATCATGGAAGAAAACAAAGACGTCGTAGTTGACGAAACACCAACTGCCGCAGAAAAGGAAGAAAAAGTACTTGAAGCAGCAGGACAAGACACGGGTAAAACCGAAGACGGTATGTATAAAGTTGATTTAAGCAAACCGGTAGAACAAAAAACAGAGCCTGTTCAGGAAGAACAAAAAGAAGAGGTTACTGAAGAGGTTCAAGAAGATAGTCAATTAACTTTAGAAGAAGTAATTGAAGAAGAAACAAAAGAAGAACCTAAAGAAGAGGTAAAAGAAGAAGTACAGGAACTGCAAGACAAAGTAGAAGAAGCTGTACAAACCTCACAGGACACAGCAACAGAATTACCAGAAAACATTCAAAAAGTTGTAGACTTCATGAATGAAACTGGTGGAACACTCGAGGATTATGTTAAAATTAATCAAGATTATACTAACATAGAAGACTCAACCTTATTATATGAATATTATAATCAGACTAAATCACATTTATCAAAAGATGAAATTGATTTTTTAATTGATGATAATTTTTCATTTGATGATGAAGTTGATGAGCCTAGAGATATTAAGCGAAAAAAACTCGCTTATAAAGAAGAGATTGCAAAAGCTAAAAGCTATTTGGAAGGATTAAAGGACAAATATTACAAAGAAGTCAAGTTGGGTTCTAAGTTAACCGGAGATCAGCAACAAGCTATCGAGTTTTTCAATACCTACAACTCTGAACAATCAGAACAAGCAAAGCTACAAGAAGAGCAAGTAAGTCATTTTAATAATGAATCTAAAAAAGTTTTTAACGATGAATTCAAAGGTTTTGAATTTGAAGTAGGAGACAAAAAGTATAGATACAATGTTAATGATAAACAAAAAGTTTTAGATAAGCAAGCAAATATATTAAACGTACTAGATAAGTATATCAGTAAAGATAATATGTTACAAGACGCTAAAGGTTATCATAAAGCACTCTTCGTTGCAGACAATGCAGATGCAGTTGCAAATCATTTTTACGAACAAGGTAAAGCTGATGCTATAAAACAGTTAAATGCAGATTCAAAAAATATAAATATGGATCCGCGTAAAGCTGGCACAGTTGAAACTGGGGGAGTAAAAATAAGAGCAATTTCTGGGGATGATAGTTCAAAGTTAAAAATTAAACTTAGAAAATAACTTTAAAAAAATAAATAAAAATGGCAGTAATAACTCCAACGGGCGGTACCAATCTAAACGCGGTACCAGCTCCAGTTAAACAAACGCTAGCAACAAACTACCTATCATTTACAGGTGGTGCTAACGATTGGTCACAGCAGTACTTACCAGATTTATACGAAGCAGAAGTTGAAAGATATGGAGACAGATCTATCGCTAGCTTCTTAAGAATGGTAGGTGCAGAAATGCCTATGACTTCTGATCAAATCATTTGGTCTGAGCAAGGTAGACTACACTTAACGTACACAGGTGCATTAAATACAACATCAGGTGTTGTAACTATTGCAAACTCAGGTACACACGCAATAAGAGTAGGTCAAACAGTAAAATTAAAAGGTGGTTCATCTGGTAAAGTTGCTAACGCATACGTATCAGCAATCGCAGCAGACAACACTACTTTAACGCTTAAGAGATACGATAAAGCATTATTTAGTACAGCTCCAGCATTTACAAACTCTGAAACAGTAACAATCTTTGTTATCGGTTCTGAATTTGCAAAAGCTACGAACGGTATGACAGGTGCAGTAACGCCATCTTTCAAGTCGTTTACAAACAAGCCAATCATATTAAAAGATAAGTATGAGATTTCAGGATCTGATGCTTCTCAAGTAGGTTGGGTTGAAATTACAGGCGAAAACGGACAATCAGGTTACTTATGGTACTTAAAGGCAGAAGGTGATACAAGAACTAGATTCGAGGATTACTTAGAAATGTCTATGGTAGAAGGTGAATTAGCAGTAGCTAACTCAGGTGCATCTACTGTAACTGGAATAGGTGGTACTGAAGGTTTATTCGCAGCAATCGAAGATAGAGGTCACGTAACTGCAGGTGTTGATGGTAACACAGCAACTGAAGATTTAGCTGACTTTGATGAAATTCTTAAGAAATTAGATACGCAAGGTGCAATTGAAGAAAACATGTTATTTGTAAACAGAGATGTTGCATTAAACATTGACGACATGCTAGCGGCTCAAAATTCTTATGGTACAGGTGGTACATCTTACGGTGTTTTCTCAAACAGCGAAGATATGGCACTTAATTTAGGTTTCTCTGGTTTCAGAAGAGGTTCTTATGACTTCTACAAAACAGACTGGAAATACTTAAATGATATTACAACAGGTGGTGCATTCACTAACATTAGAGGTGTAGTGGTACCTGCTGGAACATCAACAGTTTACGATCAAACATTAGGTAAGAACATCAAAAGACCATTCCTTCACGTCAGATATAGAGCTTCTGAAGCTGATGACAGAAAGATGAAATCTTGGACTACAGGTTCTGTAGGTGGTGCGACTACTTCTGATCTAGACGCAATGGAGGTACACTATTTATCTGAAAGATGTTTAGTAGTACAAGGTGCTAATAACTTTATGTTATTAAACTAATCCTTATTTAATATGAGATTTCCCTGGCTTCGGCTGGGGATTCTTATATTTTTTTATTATTTAATCTTATTATATTATGGCAACAAAAGTAACAACAGCCCCTAAATGGGAGATTAAAGATAGAACATACTATCTTTTAAGTGGAAAATCACCACTTACATACACAATTAAAAGTAAAAGTATATTTTGGTTTGACAAAGAAAAAGGCTTTGAAAGAGAACTAAAATACACGGTAAACCAAAAAACTTGTTTCGTAGACGAATTTAAAGGCGACGCAAGACTTGGTCATATAGTTTTTGAAGACGGTATATTAAATGTACCAAAAGAAAAACAAACTTTGCAAAAATTAATGTCATTATTTCACCCTCAAAGGGGTCAAATATTTGCAGAATTTGATGCAGAACAGGAAGCAGAAGATGATTTAGATATACTTGAATTAGAAATAGAAGCTTTAATGGTGGCAAAATCAATGGATATTGATCAAGCAGAAGCTGTTATAAGGTCTGAGGTTGGATCTGAGGTATCTAAGATGACTTCTAAGGAGATTAAAAGAGATCTATTACTATTTGCTAAGAATGAGCCACAACTCTTCTTAGAACTAGCTAATGACGATGATATTAATATTAGGAATATGGCTTTAAAAGCCTCTGAACTTGGAATATTAAGATTATCTGAAGATCAAAGAACATTTAAGTGGGCAAAAACTGATAAGAAAATTATGACAGTTCCATTTGATGAACATCCTTATTCCGCTTTTACAGCTTTCTTAAAAACAGATGAAGGCTTAGAAGTTTATAAATCAATTGAAAAAAGACTAAAATAAAGTCTCATTATAGTGATAGCCACTGTAATGGTGGCTATTATTATAATAAATAAAAAATATGGCAGTTAGTATAGATACAGTATATCAAAGAGTATTAGCTATTCTTAATAAAGAAAACCGTGGGTATGTAACGCCACAAGAATTTAATTTGTTTGCAAATCAAGCACAGCTTGAAGTATTCGAACAGTATTTCTTTGACTTAAATCAATATAACAGATTACCAAAAAATGATACTGAGTACTCTGATTTGCCAAAATTAATAAACGAAAAATTAAGTAAATTTAAAAAGTCCGCAAGTGTATCATACATGACGGACCATTTTCATTTACCATCCGATTTACATAAATTAGGAACTGTAATATATAATAATACAACACCTGTTGAACAAATTGATAAGAAAAATTTATTAGAATATCAATTATCAAAACTTACAGCGCCTACAACTAGTAATCCCGTATATATCCAAAACATAGGAAATACTTCTAATCACTGGGGGCTAATAGTTTATCCAACTACTATAAATGCAAACATATCAATAACATATGTTAGAAAACCAAATGAAGTCACATGGAGTTCTCAAACTGTTGTGGGTAATGCTTTATATAATGCTAGTGCCTCTACTGATTTTGAACTACACGAATCTGAAGAAACAAATCTTGTATTAAAAATATTGTTATATGCAGGAGTAAGTATTAAAGATCCTAATATAGCTCAATTAGCAGATGCAAAAGAAACAAAAAAACTAACACAAGAAAAATCTTAATAAATGGGACTAATAACACAAACAGCTAAAGAATACTACACAGTAGCGAATAATTTTACTGGTGACGGTTCTAACAAAAATTTTACTGTTACATTTGACCCATTACCAGCTGTAGAAAATGATTTTATAGTATATCAAGCGGGAAATGAAATTGATGATGATCAATATACTTATGTTGCTAATACAGGTGTAATAACATTTACAACCGCTCCGGCTAATGGAACAGCAATACAAGTTAAGTTAAAAAACATAAAGCATGGTAGCTACAGATATATTGCTTTAAATGATATTGTAAATAACTTTATGGTTTCATATGTAGGAGATGGTAAAATTATTGATAATGCAAGAAAACTTGATGTATTGTTTCATACTAAAAGAGCAATACAGGAATTTAGCTATGATGTATCAAGAGTTGAAAAAATACAGGAAATAGAAGTAGGAGCATCACTTACAATACCAATGCCGCAAGATTATGTTAATTATACACAATTAGCATGGATAGACGGAGATGGATTAGAAAGAGTAATATATCCTTCAAAGATAACTTCAAGACCATCACAAGCAATACTTACAAGATGATACAGCTGAATACTTATATGATAATGACGAAACATTATTAACAGCTACATCCTTAACCACAGAAAGATTTAAAAATGTACCAACTACAGAATTAAATGATGATTACTTTTATTCAGACAATGACAGAAATGCAATGCTGGGTGAAGGTAAAAGATTTGGTATAGATCCAGAAACTACACAAATAAACGGTGTATTTATAATAGATGAAGCAAACGGGCAGTTTGGTTTCAGCAGCAATTTAGCAGGGAAAGTCATAACATTAAAATATGTTTCAGACGGACTTGGTACTGATAATGAAATGCAAATACATAAATTAGCAGAAGAAGCAATATATAAATACATAGCTCATGCGGTATTATCTGCAAAAGCAAACATCCCAGAGTACATAGTAAATAGATTTAGAAGAGATAGAAGAGCAGCAATGCGTAATGCTAAATTAAGATTATCTAACCTTAAATTAAAAGAGCTTACTCAAGTAATGAGAGGCAAGTCTAAGCAGATTAAACATTAATACATGCCAGAAATAAAAAAGGTTTTCCTTCGTGGAAAGATGAATCAGGACCTCGATGAGAGATTAATCCCAGACGGTGAGTATAGAGATGCTTCAAATATACAAATATCTAGCACAGAAGGTAGTGACGCTGGAACAGTACAAAATATATTAGGTAATTATAAAGAGTCTATTTATGAATTAGGAGGAAAATGTATTGGTATTGTAGAAAATACTGAAACTGAAAAAATATATTTATTTATTAGAGGAACAAATGTTGATGCTGTTATTGAGTATAATGAAGCAGATAGAACGTCTAAGCCTGTATTAATAGAAAATAAATCAAGACCAGACGCTGTATTAAATTTTACTGATGAAAAATTAACAGGTATAACTATATTAGAAGATTTTTTAATATTTACAGATAATAATTCTGAACCTAAAATTATTGATATTTCTGATGATTCAATATTTATAGCTGGATCTACTAATTACACAACAACAACACAAATTAATGGTGTAAACTTTATTGAGTCAGATGTAACGGTTATAAGAAAAGCTCCTTTAAATGCACCAAAAATAAAATATGATATTACTTGGGCTGCAAATAAGGCTAATGAAGTAGATGCAATACATAGAGATAAATTTGTAAGGTTTGCTTATAGATGGAAATTTAGTAATGGTCAATATTCAACATATTCACCTTTTAGTAATCCTGTATTTTTACCAAGCGCGGCTCAAGAGTATGATATTGATGAAGGATATAACGAATCTATGTTTAATAACTTAACCGGGGCTTCTTTAGTTAATATAGAATATGGTGCTAATTTAAACAATAAAACAGAAACTGTAAACAATATAAAATCTGTAGATATATTATATAAAGAATCAAATAATACTAATGTTTATTTATATAAAAGAATTAAATATGATGATATAAAAACTAAATTTGAAACAGGAGTTGATATATCAAAAACAAGTAAGAAAGGGGTTATATCTGAAGATCAATTATTAAGAGCGTATGATAATGTGCCTTACAAAGCTAAAGCTGTAGATGTTGTTGGCAATAGATTAATATTTGGTAATTATGTAGATGGATTAAATTTAGATGATTACAATCCTGAATTTGATATTGCATTAAAAGATAGAGGTAATATTAACGCAGAAAGCACTAGAGAATATTTAAACGCGGCGGGTACAACTGCTATAGGGGCAACAACAACAACTGGTATAAAAGATACAGCTACTATAAAAAGCGGTAGAGAATATCAAATAGGGGTAGTATTTCAAGACAAGCAGGGTAGAAAATCCCCTGTATTAACAAATGAAACAGGATATAAAAAGGTATTTTTCCATACAGGAACATTATTAGAAACACCTGATTCTGATTACGGTAAAAAGTTTAATGTTAAAAACACAAACAGTGTTCCATTAGCCGCGTATGAAAATGAAGATACAACTAAAGCAATAGGAAGCGGTAGAATTAAAAAATTTAGATATTATATAAAGTCTTCATCTAATAATTATAATAATATAATAGTACAAGATGTTAAAAAAGATTTAGAAGACGCAAACACACTTTGGCTGGTAGTTCCTTCTTATGAAATAAATAAAATAAAAGAAGGGCAATTTATGATGTTTAAAAAAGCTTTAAACAGCAATACACCTTTGGCTAGTAATGAAAATATTCCAACAAATACATTATATGTTGAATCTGATTTTAAAATAAAAGCTTTAGATATATCAGAGAGTAAACCAGAAAACATAGACGCTTCAGAAACTTTTGATGGTAAATTTTTTATTAAAATAAAAAAGAATTATTATGTTTTAAATGAAGTGTATAATAATCAAGGGCTAGCGGGATCAAATGGTGAAATTAATGATGCTGATTTTACACAAGTAAGATCTGTACCAGCAAATGCTTTATTTTTAGGAGAAGTACAGGAACCACATGAAGATGACTTTTATCAATATTATTTTAAAGATGGAGAAGTAAAAGAGGTTAGAAGAAGTATACCTGATGGTTACAATGTTGTTGATGTTTTTAATTCTTCTCATTTTAGTGGGTCAGTGAATCATGCAACAACTTACGCAGAGCTAATAGGCAGTAGTAGCACGTACACAAATTCCGCTACTGTTCCTGCCCAAGCAGGCCAATTAACTTTAGGAACACAGCCTCATTTAGATTCATCTGGTGAAATTACAAAAGTAGAAGTTAAATTTAACACATCTGGTTTTCCAACTGATTTTAAATTTACATATTCATCACAAAATACAGGTGTAACAGCTGATTCATCACCCGCAGTTTTTGAAACAATACCTGATGATGATTCTTTAGATATTTATTATGAAACACCAAATGCTTACGATATAACTGAATGGAGTAATTCTCAAGGTTTTGATTTAGATTTTTTCAATGCTTTTATAATGCAAAATGGTGTTGAATCAAGTATAATAGCAGATGATTTCAATGAAGATAAAATTGGTAACGGTGTAAAAGTTTCAACAATTATAGATAAAGAATACACAGAAAGAACTAAAGAGTCTTCTTTAATATATTCTGGTATATTTAATGATGAAACTGATGTAAATAAATTAAATGAATTTAATACAGGATTAAAAATAACAAAAGAATTAAATCCAGAATATGGTAGTATACAAAAACTACATACAAGAAATACAGATTTAATAGCTTTATGTGAGGATAAAATATTAAGAATATTAGCAAACAAAGACGCTCTATTTAATGCTGATGGAAATGTTAATTTAACCGCAACTGAAAATGTATTAGGGCAATCTGTAGCTTATAATGGTGATTATGGAATATCAAAAAATCCAGAATCATTTGCAAATCATGGATACAGATCATATTTTACAGATAAGGCAAGGGGAGCTGTAATAAGACTTTCAAAAGATGGGCTAACAGTTATATCTGATAAAGGTATGTCTTCATATTTTAGAGAAAAGCTATTAGCAGAAAATAACGATATTATTGGAAGTTATGACATTTATTCAGACCAATATATATTAACTTTGCCTACAGAAAACACTTCAATTAGTTTTAAAGAAGATGTAGATGGTTGGGTGTCTAGATTAGATTTTATTCCAGATGGTGGAGTTTCTTTAAATGGCAATTATTATACTTGTTATTTAGGAGAATTATATAGGCATCACGCAAATGTAAGCAGAAATATATTTTATGGTCTTGAAAAAACTTCTGGTATAAAATTAATATTTAATCAAGAAGCTTCTGCAATTAAAAACTTTAAAAATTTAAGTTATGAAGGAACTACTGGTTGGACTGTAGGCTCTGAAGAAATAATTACAGATCAACAAAAAGGACAAATTTTAGAATTTAAAGAAAAAGAAGGTAAATATTTTGGATTAATATCAGGTATTAAAGAAGATATTGATAGTGTATCTTCTGCTGAGCAGGAAGATATAATTAAAGATTTTTCAGTACAAGGGTTAGGTAATATATCATCACATAGTGGAACAGTGACATTTGGGTGTGCTAATACTGGATTAAGTATAAATGCCGGCACAATAGGTGATTTAGTAACAGGGACAGTTTCATCAGGGACAATACAATCTATATTACCTTCAACATATCAAACAGGAACAAATGCTTATACAGCAACGATATTAGCACCATCTGGTTTTGATAATTCAGGTAGTACGATTACTTGTTCAGCTAGCGCTGGAGCAACTGCTGGTGGGTTTGCTTGTTCAAAATGCTAATTTACAAATTGCAAACGGAACAGTTGGTGAGGCAGTTAGCGGTACTGTTAGTTTAGGAACAATTGCTTCTTATAGCCCGACTACATATACAGCAGGAACTCAAACATACACAGCTGTAATAAATATACCATCAGGTTATTCAAATTCAGGTACTATATCGTGTACAGATACAGCAGTGGGATCAGCGGCTAGTTGTGCATTTACGTTAACAACAAATAATACATATTCATCAGGTGGTACACAAATAACAGGAGCATTTAGTGGTACTAATTATACAAATTCTGATGCTATAGCCTTAACAGTTAATAGTGGAACAATATCACCAACAACAACCACAAAATCAGCATTAGCTGGTGGATTAGCGGTTACTTTAAGCGAAGGTGTTACAATAACAGCTACTATAACAAGCGGATTATGTAATACAACCCCTCCAACACAAGCAACAGCAACTGCCCCACAAGCAGCAACAGTCGTTATAAATGGCCCTGGAACTGCATTTACTTATGATAATGTAGTTTTAACAGCAAGTACAACAGGAACCGTAACAGCCCGTCAGTGGTACAAAGGCACTAGTTCTAATTTCACTCCTGGCACAAGCAATTTAATAGCCGGTGCTACAGGCGTAACTTTAACCACGCAAGAAACAACCGCTGCTACTAAATATTATAAAGTAAAAATAAATGGGTCTACGGACTCTGCAGCGCATGCGGTTGTGTATAGCAACAGACCTTCATTTACATTAAAATTTACAGCAGGCAGTTCTATAACGCAAGGAGCATGTAGCTCAGGTACAACTAAAACAATATTTGCTAACAACGCTTCTTTTACAAGCGCAACAGAATTTTATGCAAATATACAAGGAAATACATCTGGATTTTCAGAAGGAACATATTCTAATTCAACTAATGGGTCAAACAATCACCACAGATTTATAAGCTCAGGAGGTGTACCTTCATCTGCGGTTTCTTGTTTATCCGGTAATCAAGGTATAAGGGCTTCTAAATGTAATAATTCAAGTTTTGATAGATATTTTAATGTAGATTTAGATGGAGGTAATACATTAGTTAATGGTAATGTAATTAGTTTTACAACGCAATTAGAAAGTAATGATTATTGGAAAGTAGAAGATGCATCATATTCAGGCAGTAGTTTGATGCTTCACCTACATTAGCAAGTACACATAATAGTTGTACTTTAATGTTAACGCCAACAGTTGATGTTACAGCATCCGCAACTAATTCCTATATATACGATTTCCAAAACCAATTACAAACAGTAACTTTATCTGCAGCATCAAGAGCTAATGAACCACAAGGAGTAACACCTACATTCCAATGGCAAGGAGGAACAGCAGCTAATAGTTTAAGTAATATATCAGGCGCAACTAGCGAAACATTAACTGTTAACTTTAATACAGTTAGTAATTCAGCTGGTCAAACAACATATTATAATTGTGTTGTTACTTATACTGAAAGCGGTAATACTAAAACAGCAGTAGATTCAAATAATGCTACTATAAGTTTGGGATAATTTTCCATCAATATACTTTAAATTATGTTGGTTCTGGTTCAGCTTCAAGCACCAACAACATCAGCTTGTACAGATACTAGTAATCAAGTAACATTATACGGTAATACTTTAACAAGCATAGGAACAACTACACAGTTTTATAGTAATACATCATGGATCAACAAGTAGCATAAGCGGCTGGTACATATTCTAGTATCAGGTGTAATCAGAGCTTACGTAAATAATACAGGGGGAACTCTTGCGGTAGCAGTTGGATGGTTAGGTTGTAATGCTTATGTCAATAACAGGTGGTGACGGTACAGCATAGTTCTTTTGCCTCTGTTGTTTTAACAGCATCGCACAATCAGGTTTTAGCTGGAGACTCACATTTGTTTGGACAGCAGGATGGTTCTCAAGTTCAATCAGGTGGCTCAAGCAATACTTATACAGCAACAGTATGCAAATACTTTTTCAGGAAATGTTACATATAGCTTGTACTGTTTCAGGGGGATCAACTCCTGGAAGTGGAATTACAAACCCTGCAGCAAAAAACAGTAACGTGGGCCAGTGCCAACACAAAAAGCTAACAGCACAAGCTTTGTCCAGCAAGCTACAACATCATAATTTTAATATTACAAATAGTAGCTGGTTATCACAAATGGCCAAGTTATTAATTTAACAGGTAGTGGTTTTACAGATGGCTGTTACAAAATAACTAATGCTAATTATACTGGAAGTGATAGTGTTTTACAGTGCTCAAGTTGCAGGATCTTATCCCATTACCAACCATCATCATCTTGTTGTAGATTGTACAGGTTGTTCTGTTTCTAGTAAGTGGTGTGGGTACAAAACCAATTAATACCAAACTACAACATTAACAGCATCAGCATCTGGATTTACAGCAACAGGTTATCAGTGGTCAGTAAATCAACTAATAATTCAGTAGTTTTACAAATATATCGGGTGCAACTTCGGCAAGTCTGTCCAGTGTAACATGAAGTCATCAGCAGGTTATAGTTTATTATAAAGTTAGTTGCAACAGCTTCAGGTATTACTCAAACATCAAGTTTCTCATGTCTATAAGCTGGTTTGGCTAGCATAACGTATCTGTAGAAAGATTTTATAATGCAGCAAGCAATCTTACCAATCAAATTGTTCAGATGATGATGAAGTAATTACTGTAAGATATACAAGTGTGGACCTGTACTTTATCAAATGGTACAGTATTTGAATTAGGTTCTACCAGTAGTAACATGTTATGAGAATAACTGGGACTAGTAGCAGTGGGGATTCAACAATGGATTCTGAAATACAAACATTCCATAATAGTTGTACAGCTTGTCAAAATGCAAATGCAGCTAGATTGTTCTTTTTCACTTAAGTTCTTCAAGGTAGTTATAATAGTTCAAATGGAACAGGAACACAAGTTGTAACTGGTACATTTGGATCAGGCCACACCGGCACAGTCGTCAATAGGGTTTAGTGTAAGCTCAGGAACAGTTAGCCCAACAAGTGCAACAAAATCACAATTACATAAGCGGCGTTGCATTAACTCTTTCAGGGGGTGTAACTTTAACAGGAACAATTAAGTAGTTCAGATGCCTTGTACAGGAGATACAGCTCACAGTAACAATACCTCAATCAACTTGTAATAGTGTATCAAGCCTTATTATACAAATAGTAATCCTGCTACTAGATGAAGATGCAGCAGCGAATGACTTATGTGGCAGGATGGAAGCGCAAGAGGCTTTATATATAAATGGAACTAACTCTTGGAAACTACAACGCAAGTATATACAGCAATCAGGTTGTGGAACGTTAATGTCAGGAACAAAATATTATTCAACAGATGAATTCAACGTATTATCATATTTGGAATGGTTATTCACTGGCAAGTGCCCTTATAACTCATTAACTGTCCATAAAATAACATGTAATAATAAAAATATGAGTTTAATAACACTGCAAACAACATTTACAAAAAACGCTTCACTGCAAGTAGATGATATAATTTATTATTTAGATAAATCAACTAGTCCTGAAAGTGGTAAAAAAAATAGGGCCCGTACAAACTATTGCTGATAATTATATAGTTTGTGAATGCTAACTGGTAATTTATCAGGGTTAGCCCAATGCAAGTTATATATTTTTTGGAAAAGATAATAGTAAGAATACATCAGGCATAATCGGGTATTATGCTGAAGTAAATTTAAAAACAATTCAAAAGATCATGCGGAACTATTCGCAGTTAACTCAGAAATATTTATAAGCAGTAATTAATCATGGAAGAACTAACAACAATAATAGAAGTAGCAGATACAGTTACAAAGGGCCCACTGCCAGCAATGGCTATAGCGGGTATAGCATCTGCAATTCCTGGTATTGCAAAAGGTATAGGTAGTTTGTTTGGCGGAAGAAAAAGAAGAAGAAGAGAGCGAAAAGCCGCACAAGGTAGAAGGGACCAACAAATGAGCTGCATTTGAAGCTACTGAATTTACAAATCCTTATGAAAACGTTAGAAATGAATTTGAAAACATGGAAAATTTGAAGATTTAAGAGTTTCAACAGAAGCTGCTGATTTTCAAGCTCAGCAACAACAACAAGGATTAGCTTCAGCTTTAGATTCTTTTAGATCAGGGGCAGGTGGTTCTGGCGCAGCTGCAATTGCACAAGCATTATCACAACAGCAAGCAAAAGGATTACAAGGTATAAGCGCTGATATTGCAAAACAAGAAGCAATGAATGAAAGATTATCTGCACAAGGAGCAATGAAGCAACAGGAGTTGCAAGCATCAGGAGCAATGAAAGCGCAGCAATTACAAGCCGCTGGTGAGTCTCAAAGACAACAATTAGAAATGGGTAAACAATCTGCTTTACTTGGAATGGCTAATCAAGATTTAGCAGCAGCCACAAGAGCAAGAGCACAAGCAAAAGCTGATTTAATAGGCGGTATTGGTTCTGCCGCTGGAGCAGCATTTTCAGCATTTGGAAGTAAAATAGGTAACGGAAGTGCTGCTGGTGGTGATACAGCTTCATTAGGTACTTTTGCTCCTGATTATAGTAGTAGCTTACTAGCTAATACGGCGGCCGCGGGAGCAGCTCAGGCACCAACTTTAGCTTATGATAGTTTTATGCAAACAGCATTTAATAAACAAAACTTTTCAGGAGTAGATAATCCCGCACCACGTAATCAATTTTCATATTTTACTGATATGAAGTTACCTAAAATAGGAGGATAATTATGGCAACAAAAACAACAGGAGGATCAATGTATTCCGGTTTACTACAAACAAACCAAGAATTAGCAAAAGCACAAGAGCTTGAATCTAACGCATTATCAATAGGGCTAGAGCAAGGTCTAAAACCTTTACAAGGTTATTTAATGGGTGTTGCTAATGAAAAAAAAGAAAGAGAAAATCAATTAAAAGACGACCAAAGGTTAGCCATTGATCAAATGAACATGATGGCTGATACTTCTGGTTTATTAGGAGATTATGAACCTATTGTTACAGGGTTAGCTCAAACAACAAAAAACACATTAAATGATATTGCTAAAGACGAATCATTAAGCCAGTATGAAAAAGCGGCTAAGTACAAAGACGCGGTAGACAAGTTTAATAAACAAGTTTCAAAATACAGTAGTGATCAAAAGATTATAGCGGGAGTTACAGGGCAATATGCTAAGGGTGCTTTTAGCCAAGCAATAAACATGAAAGGGGATGATTATATAATTGGCAAAGCTTTATCTAGTGGTAATTATAAAATTCAAGGAGATAAGTATATTATTGAAGGTTTAAAAGATTCTAACGTAGATACTAATAGACTTAAACAATTATATTTACCAGAAAATAATGCTACGGCTGAAAAATATTCTAGTCAGTTTGCCGCTTTAGGGATGGCAACCGATGATATGAAAAAAGTAGAGTCGGGGTCTAGGACTTTAGCTATGTCAGCAAGTAATACTAGGGATGCAGCGGAAGCTTTAGCAACTATGGGTGTTGACCCTAGTGAACTATATTTAGATTCAAATGAAAATAGATTTAAAACAAATGGTGAATTTGATCTTGTAAAGATGCAAGAAGAAATTTATAAACTAGGATTAGATAAAGCAAAATTAACATTTATAGCAAAAACACCCCCAATAATTCAACCATCTACAGCAGAGCTTATGGCTAAAGATGCAAAGTTTATAATACAAGATGCAATGGCCTCTGGTAACTTTAGTTTTTTAATGAGTAAAAACGCTAAATTTGCTGGTCAACAAATAGTGGATGCTACTTTTTCTAATGGAAAACTTTCTATAACAACAGAAGATAAAGAAGGATTTGGAGTGCCAGCACTTAAAACTATAGACTTAAATACGACAAACGGCTTTAAACAAGTTGGTGAAATTATATTAAGTCAAGCACCAGGTTCCCAGTCTGTGAAAGGAGAATCAATATCTTTATTTAATAATTCATATAATCAGCCTAAAGAATCAAGCTCTACCCAAAATACAACAACAATACCAGAGGTTGCTATAAATGATTCAGATTATCCAAAAACATTTGAAGGATTAAGCGGCATACAAGCGAATAAAAAGGAATTAAAAGATATACAAAATAAAATACATCCAGAGTCTAAATTTGCAATGACCTGGCCACCAGTTAAAGTTGAAAATTATCTTAAAGAAGAAAATTTAAGAATGACTGAAAAAAATATTTATAAAGCATATTTTGATCTTGGAATATCAACTACAACTTTTAAGTCAAGAAACGATTTTAATGCAGACTTAGAAAGCAATAGAGACAAAAATATGACGGCTGATGCCATGTTCAATATAGCTATGAATAAAACATCGGCGTCAACCAGCTCTACCCAAAGACGTAATTTTGAATATAAAGGGGGTAATGCAAAAGCTGCCGCTGCTGCTTTAGGTAAACCAGTGCAAGAATTAACTACTAAAGATTTTGAAATTTATAAGTGGATTAAGTTTTCTGGTAAAATACACAAAAGATAGTTTACAATCTATAGCAAATACAAAAGGTTATACTTTTGAAGAATTGTTAGAAAAAAATCCCTAGTATACAAGCAAAGACATCACCCGTAAATCAGAGTGCGTTTGCGGAGCCAGGAACAGCACTCAATATGGGATCCAGCTTGGGAAGCACTTCGTTGGAATCACAAGAAGATGATACATTTATTGAAAGAGCTTTAGGTAAAAATATTATCACAGACTTTTTTGGCGATATATATAGATCTGCAGAACAAGGATTTGCGGCAGCACAAGCTGTGGGTGAAAACTTAGATTTATTTAATCAAGGTGTAGACGCAGATGATGAAACTATATTAAAAGCTATTGAAGCAAATAGAAAAGCAATGGGTGCTGGTATGTCAGACGAAATGCGTGACTTTTCAAGAATATATGAAGAAGAAGGTAAAGGTGTATGGGGATTCATAAAAGGTGTAATTAACAATCCTACTATTATACCGCAAGTATTTACAAGTTCTATGGCTACATTAGCTGGTTCGTTTTTCGATGCACCTGAAGTAGCTGGAAGCGCTATAGCGTCGGCTGGTACCGGAGCATTGGCTGGTGGTGCTATTGCGGGGGGTGCTACATTTGGTGCGGGGGCGCCTTTAGGTGCTTTTGCTGGAGGGGCTGCAGGTTTTTTTGGTGGCTTAGGTGGTGCAATGGAAGCTGGCTTAACATTTGGTGAATTACTGCAAGAGGAATTAAAGAAAGAGGGTAAAGACTTTTCGCTAGATAATGTTAAAGAATTTTTAGCAGATGAAGAAAAATATAACTTAGTAAAAAGAAGAGCCGTAGGAAGAGGATTAGCAATTGGCGCAATTGAAAGTTTATCAGGTGGATTAGCTGGTAGAGCTGCGGGAACACTGCGTAGAGCAGGAAGACCATTAGCCGCTGTGGCAGCGGGTGTTGGTGTAGAAGCAGTAGGTGGTGGGACAGGTGAGGTAGCAGGTAGACTAGCAGCTAATCAAGAAATGGATGTAGCTGAAATTGGTTTTGAAGCAATAGCAGGAACAGCAACAGCTCCTGTAAATGTCGCAATAGGTATGATAAATCAACCTACATATAAAATAAAAGGTAAAAAAGCTACTAAAGCTGATATTTTAAATCAATTAAAAGGGGAAGATGTTGATATAGCTGGAGTATCATTTGATGTTACAAACGACCCTAATTTACAAAAACAAATTGATGATAGATTTGAAAGTATAAATATAAAAGCTAATTTAAAAAACACAAGAGTAACTGATGAAGCTGATATTAATAGAATGGTTGAGCTTGAAAAACAGAAAAAAGCTTTAGAAGGTAATGATACTGAAGCTGCAAAAATAGAATTAGCTGAAATTAGATCTGAACTCAAGGAAATAGCTACTAATTATAGTTCAACAGGTAGAAAATCAAAAGCAACAATTGAGCTAGAAGGTAAAAATAAACAAATAATAGACAACTTAACGTCTCAAAATGTTTTGTCCACAATTGCGTTTGCTAAAAGCTTTGAAGGCAGTGATATATTAGACTTAAAAACAGTAACTTATAACAATTCTAATGATTTTGCTAAAGCCGCAGAAGCAGCAGGCATTGACGCGGATATAGGTTTTTATTCAGATGGGGTAATACATATAGACCAAATAGCCGCTGCTAAAGAGCAAATGGTAAATGTAGGGGGTCATGAAGTTTTGCATGGTATACTAGAACAATACTTTGGTGATGAAACTGCTGACTTAGTAACAAAGTTTAGAAAAACTATTTCCTCAAAAAGCGATACTCTTATTACAGAAAGAATAGTTAAGAATTATAAAGTGAAAGATGGTAGTTTAGCTTTTAATAAAGAATATTTATCTCAATTTTCTGATGCTGTTGCTAAAGGTGAAATTCAATACAACGACAGTATATTTAATACCATAGGTAATTTTATTGTAGATTATGTATTAAAACCTTTAGGGTTTTCAAATATAAAATTTGAAACAGGTAGAGATGTGTACAATTTTATGAGAGAGTACTCTTCTAGTATTAAGGAAGGTTCATTATCACCCAAAATATATAAAGCACTAAAACAAAGAAACAAACTAGAAACTGTAACAGGTGACGCACAAGGGTCTAAAGCTTTGTTTGAAGAAATAGATGGCCTTGTACCAAAAGATATTAAAACCAAAGCAGAATATGATGCGTTTACTCGTTCACCTGGCGGTAGAAAAATATTTGAGTCTATATATACTGGTCCTATTAGTAATTATATAAAGAATAGATCAGTTTCTAAGATTGAATCAGAAAAGGTAATTGATGGTACTATAGAAAGAGTATTGAAGTTTAATCCTGAATCTAAAAGAGCTGATGGCTCTTTAATTGGAATGCAAGGTTTTGTTGAAAGAATAATGTCGGACACAAGGTTTGCTAAATTAGATGCTAAAAAAGCTTTATTTGAAGAAGGGGAAAGAACAAAAAAAGAAGTTAACGTTGATGAAAGTGAAGCCGCTGAAAGATCAACAGTACAAATAGCAGATGAATCTGCACCGGTTGAAACAACTACACCGGAAAAAAGAGGAAAGCAAATTAATCCTTTAGGAAGATTTACAGTAGGTAAGCCCGAGTTAAAACAACAATATGAAACAAAAGTTAAAGAGTTTGTAGAAAACAATGAAATAGATTTATTAAACTATAAAACATTAAAAGATGTTGCTCCTGATATAACTAAGAAAATATTTACTTCATCTCCTGGATTTATTACAAAAAAACAAAATGCAAGGGCATTGCATGCTTTACTACCTGAGGGGGCTATGAAACAATCATATGGCGCCACGGGTTTAAAAACTTCGACAGGTATAGTGTCAGGAATTCTTAAAAACTTTTATGAAAAAGGCACAAGACCTGATATGAAAAAAGGTACAGCGGCCGCTTTACCGGTCCAAACCAAATTACCATTTGATGAAAAAAAATGGGAAGAAGTATTTACTAGAAAACCAGGTGAAAGAGGAGAAACTTTTAATAGAAGAGTAGGTGGGTTAATAACAGAAATAGGTAGAGCTGATGACTAACAGTGAGGTTAGAAAATTAGTTGAACCTAAAGTTGCTATTGTATTAGCAGACGGTAAATCTTCAGCATTAGCTAGTAAAAAAATTACTATAGAAACTGTAGACGACGCAAAACAATACTTTAACGAACTTAAAGAAATTATTGACTCAGGAGTTTTTGCTCCAGGGTTATTAGGCTATAATGTAGTAAAACCAGCAGGTAGGCAAATTGAAGATAGCGCTGTAAATAAATTTTTAGGAAAATTAAAAAAAGGTATTAAGTACGGGTAAAAATTCTATTTATGGAAAAACAAAAGTAGGGGTACACATGAAGGACCCTGTCACTGGTAAGCAAAATTTATCTGGAATATTAAAAAGATTAAAAAAAGACCCTCAAAGATTAGCTAAATATAATGCAAAAACCGAAAAAATAGGAACCGACTTTTGGTTTTCATTTAAAGAGGCAGCACAAAAATTTCCTCAGTATAGAAAAACATTAGAAAACTTAGTTTATGTTAGCCAAGATAGAAGAGAGCACCCTCATGCACTTTGGGCTGAGGTTGTGGCTTATGATAAAAAAGCTGGTAATGAAATATTAGAATATGAACATGCTGTTCCTGTGGGGTATGCTGCTGAAATTTTAATAGAGGCTGCATTTAATTCTGATATAAATTTTAGTGATACATTTAATCTTGTTAAAAAAAATTACAAACAAGTAGCATTTACTGAAGCTGATGCGTTTAAAATAAACAACCTTGTTACAAAAATAGGTATGCCTAAAGGGTGGGATATTAATAAAGACAGTTGGACAGCAAGATATGATATTATAAAAAATGAAATTAATTTAGATAATCTTGAATGGATAGCTGGCGACAAAAAATGCTTTTGCATCTAAATCAATTAAAACAGCAAAAACTGAATTTGCGAGTATACTTGAAGAAACAAAAGGTATAGCAATGGAAGATGTTCCATCATTTATTGCTTCAAAACAAAGAGGAAAAAAAGAAAGATAAATTTAGACCGTTTGTTCCATACTCAGCGGAGGATTTTGAGGGTTTAATGTACCCATTATATGGTAAAGGTACAGTTGGGGATACAAATGCATCGTGGTTTAAAGAAAAGTTTTATACTCCCTTATCAGAAGGCTTAATGGCTTTTGATGGTGCTAAGCAAAAAGCTTTACAAAACTGGACAACAGTTAAAAAATCAATAAAAGCATCTGGCATAGATTTAAGTGCAGAATCATCAGTTCCTGGTTATACAAAAGAACAAGCCTTAAGAGTTCGTATGTGGTTAAAAAAGGGGATATGATATACCAGGATTAAATAAAAAAGAAGCAAAAATTTTAAGTGATTCTGTAAGACAAGATTTTGATTCTATGCAGCTTATGGAAAAACTTGATAATATATTTCAAGAAAAAATATATCCAGAGCCAGGAAAGATAATGATTGGTTAGCAGGTGGTATGTTAACAGATATACTAGAGCATGTTAATAACACCACTAGGAAAGAATACTTAGCCCCATTTTTTGAAAATGTTGAACAAGCATTTGGAAAATTTGGTAAAGGAGGAAAATTACAAGGTGATAATTTAAACAAATTAAGAGCCGCAATGGGTCAAAATTATATTGACGCTCTTGAAAATATATTAACTAGAATAAGAAGTGGTAGAAATAGACCCACTGGTCCTGATAAAGTAACAAATAATTTTTTAGATTGGTTAAATGATTCTGTAGGTACTATAATGTTCTTTAATACAAGATCAGCAATACTACAAACTATATCTGCTATTAACTATACCAACTGGACGGATAATAATCCATTAAAACAAGCGGAAGCATTCGCTAATCAAAAACAATTTGGAATGACTTTACATTTTTGTTTAACTCTGATTACTTAAAGCAAAGAAGAAGTGGTCTTAGAACAGATATAAACGCGGATGAAATTGCTAATGCAGCAGAAGGGTCAACAAATAAAGTTAGGCCGCAATTTCAGCTATACTTAAAAAAGGTTTTTACCTACACAAATGGCAGATAGTTTTGCAATATCAATTGGTGGTGCGAGTTTTTATAGAAATAGATTAAACTCTTATAAAGAAAAAGGGTTTACTCAAAAAGAAGCAGAAACAAAAGCTTTTAAAGAATGGAGAGAGCTATCAGAAGAAGCACAACAATCTTCAAGACCTGATAAAGTTTCTATGGAGCAAGCTAGTTTTTTAGGAAGAATTATATTAGCATTTCAAAATACACCAATGCAATATAATAGATTAATGAAAAAAGCTATATTGGATTTATCAAACGGTAGGTGATTGGAAAACTAATGTAAGTAAAATAATGTATTATGGAGCAGTGCAAAATGCTTTATTCTATGCAATGCAACAAGGATTTATTTGCTTTAGCGTTTGATGAAGAAGAAGAGGAAGAAGAAAAAGAAAGATATTCTAATCTTGTAAATGGTATGGCTGATTCTATATTAAGAGGTCAGGGGTATTTGGTGCAATTGCAGCAACTACTAAAAATACAATATTTAAATAATTGATGAAAATAAAAAGAAAAAGATTTTACACAAGCCGTAATACAAACTATCATCATTATCACCGCCTATTAACTCTAAATTTAGAAAAAAGAAGTGCGGGTAGAAAGTTTACATATAAACAAGAACTAGAAAAAATGAAAGAATTAGGTGTTGATACAAAAATCCAGCTGTACTTGCTGGGGCTGAAGTATTATCTGCTTTAGGTAACTTACCAGCTGATAGAGCTATATAAAATAAACAATTTAAGAATGGCTATGGAAGATGAAACTGAATTATGGCAAGCTGTTGCATTATCATTAGGTTGGAATGAATGGAGCTTAGGTTGAGGGCCTAATGATAAAACAAAACCTAATACATTTGGGTTAAAAGATATTGAATTAAAAGATATTGAATTAAAAGATAAGAACTAAAAGATATAAACTAAAATAATTATGCCAAAAGACGCGTGTTATAAAAAAGTAAAAGCAAAATATAGAGTATTCCCATCTGCTTATGCAAGTGGAGCAATAGCAAAATGCCGTAAGGTTGGTGCTGCCAACTGGGGCAACAAATCAAAAAAGTAATGGCTGTAAGAAAAACAAAATCAGGAGCTAATCTTAAACGCTGGTTTAAAGAAAAGTGGGTTGATGTGCGTACAGGTAAACCTTGCGGTAGAACAAAGGGTGAAAAAAGAGGTACGCCTTATTGTAGGCCTAGTAAACGTGTATCCAGTAAAACAGTAAAGACTGCATCTGAAATGAGTTCATCTGAAAAAGCTAAAAAAATAAGAGAGAAGAAAAGGTTAGGCCAACCAGCTGGTAAACCTAGAAGAGTATCAAACACTAAAAGAAGAAAGTAGTATGGAAAGGATAAGTAAGCATATATCATATAAGGAAGGTGTTAAATCAAACACAGCTATGAGATTGAACATTGATAATTCTCCAGGAGAATATCATTTAGGAAATATGGCTGGTGTTGCAAATAATATATTTGAACCTTTACGTGAATGGGTTGGTGGACCAATAAAAATTAATTCTTTTTATAGATCAATAGATTTGAATAAAGCTATAGGTGGAAGTTCTAGATCACAACACTGTGATGGTAGGGCTATAGATATAGATGATACATTTGGTCATAAAACCAATGCTGAGATGTATGAATATATTAAAGAAAATTTAAACTTTGATCAAATGATTTGGGAGTTTGGTACAGATGATAACCCGGATTGGGTACATATAAGTTATGTATCTGAAGAGCAGAATAGAAATAGATGCTTAAAAGCTACAAGGATTAATGGAAGAGCAACGTATAGCATTATATAAAAAGATTGTAATTGTTTTAGTGCTTATGGTGTTTACGTCTTGTTACAGTATAAAATCTACAGTTGTAAATAAGTTAGACAAGACTTGGCCTTGGAACACTATAAAATACAAAGGGAACCAGAATTTAGATTCCCTTCATATTAATAAACAAAACAAAACTAACCATCGCAACTTAAGCAATCTGGATTCATTGCCTCCGCTGCAATATCGCCTCTAAGAACACTTTCAGTTCTCATATAATATAAAGTTTTAATTCCTCGCTTCCAAGCTTCCATATGAACTTTATTAATCCATCTAGGTTCAGCCTGTGATGGAAACGCAAGATTTAAACTTACAGATTGATCGACATAAGTTTGTCTTATACCTGCCTGATTAACTAATTCTAGTTGATTTATTTCCTTAAACGTTTTGAAAACATTTTTAACCGGCTCGCCACTTTTTTCCTGAGTAAGCTTGCCAGTAGTATCGTAATAGTAACCATCTAATTCTTTTATTCCTTGTATAGATCCTTTATCTTTAAGAACTTTATCCCAAGTCTTTTGGGTGTTTATATTTAATTTTTTAAATACTTTTTCAAGTTCTTTATTTTTCTTATAAACGTTCCTTTAGCAGATTGCTCTGTAAATACATTAGCAGCCCAAGGTTCAATTCCTGGTGATACATTACCAGACAATTTACTATTTGATACTGTTGGTGCCACCGCTCTTAAGTGTGTGTTTCTCATTCCTGTACCTACACACCATAATGGTTCACCATAAATATCGGCTAAGTCTCTACTAGCCCTCTCAGTTTCTAATTTTAACTGGGAAAATATTTCTCTTGTTTTAAACTGCGCAAGCAATCCTTCAAAAGCAATACCTTTTTGTTGTAATAGTGTATGCCATCCAAGCACACCTAATCCTAATGCTCTACCTTTTTCAGCAGATCTAACAGCATTATCAAAGCCTTTCATATTTTTAGCTCTTTGTATAAATTCAGATAACACTCCATCTAAAAACCAAGTAGCATCATATATAAGATCACTATTTTTCCATTCATCATACTTAGCTAAATTAACAGAAGATAAACAACAAACAAAAGAATGTGACTCATCTGTGTGTAGTGTAATCTCAGAACATATATTAGTCATATGAACTTTTAAACTATTAGCTTTATATGCTTTAGGATTTGCTTTATTAGTATTACCTTTAAACATTATATAAGGTTCACCTGTAGCTTTTCTTTTCTGTAACAACTTACTCCATTTAGCTCTAGCATCAGGCTGTCCCTCTTCAAGTCTTCTCATAAACTTATCACCGATAATTGCGCATTGATGTAAATTTAATGATTGTCTATTAACATCACCTTTAGGTTCTCTAATTTCTAACCAATCTAAAAAGTCTGGGTGATCAATGTTTATATTAACAGATGCAGCACCTCTTCTAACTGATCCTTGATTTGTAGCAAGTATAGTTGAATCATATATCTTACAGAATGGTACAACACCATCTGAAGTGCCATTCCCCGCTATAGTAGCACCAGCTGGTCTAATCATATTTACACCAAGACCTACACCACCACCGTGTTTTGCAAGCAACATCATTTCAAGATTCTTATTACCTATATCCATAATGCTATCAGCAACATCGATACCAAAACAACTTATAGGTAAACCTCTATCAGTTCCAGTATTTGATAATACAGGTGAAGCTAAACAAAGCCACCCTTTCCATATATAATCAAAAAACTTATCTGCAAGTTCAGGTTTATACAATCTTCTAGCGACCGCGTTAGAAACTCTCCTGTAAGCGTCTTTAGGTGATTCACCTTGTAATAGATAACCACCAGCTATAGTCTTCTTATACACGTCCGTATCGCCCCAGGAGGGGTAGTCTACACCTTTCTTCCAATCGTTATTCCACATCTTCTTGTTTTTCTTTCATTTGTTCTTCTAATTTCTTAATAGCTTCATCATAATCTGGCATATTTTTAATAGTTTGTAAAGTGCCAACCGACAAATCTCTAAGATTAGTTAATTCCTGTAGAACACCCTGCATTAAAGCGCCAAGCTGTTCTATTTTTTTTCTCATTATTATTAGTTCTGATTCTTTCATATTTATTATTTAATTCCACAAGACGTAGTTATTAAGTGAACTACTTCATTTACGCACTCTTCGTTATCCACATATCTATTGCATTTTTCAACAGCGTATGTTTCAATTGTTTTTAAATCACATTCAACTTCTGTTTTACTACAGCTTATTAAAGCTAATAGTAATAGACTACCAAATATCCTCAAAATCTTCTCCTTCGTTTGCTTTAGAATAGTCAGTAGGCCTGATAGCAAAAAAATCGGTGTGAGTAACACCCCCAGTAAGATGATAAAACCAATCCAAAGTACTAGCGCTGGTTGCATCAAATCCAAAATGATTTGCTTCGTCTGTGTAACCGAGTTCAACGATTTTTTCATTTGCTCTTTTCTTTATAAAGTTTTTTAAATCTTCTTTCTTTAAATTTTCTATATCACCTTGTTCAAACATTTTATCGATATATTTTAATTCAAGGTCTACCATTATATCCGCAGCTTCAAGAACATGATCTTTACAATCTTCTTTTAGGTTTGGTGTTTCTTCACACATATGTCTAAACAATTGACAACCCATTTTTGAATGTAATGATTCATCTCTTACTGACCATTTCATTTGCTGGCCAATACCTTTAAGTAAGTTTCTAAGCTGAAAGCTATATAAAACAGCAAAAGCAGAGTATAACGAAACACCTTCAGCAAAAGCGCTAAAGACTGCCAAACTTTTGGCAATACCAATTTTATCTTTTCCTTCATAAGCAACTAAATTATCAAACCTGTCCGCTGTAGCTGGTTCATGTAAGAATGCTTCAAAGTCTTCAAGACCTAAAGTTTCATTCAAATATGAATACGCAACCGCGTGTACGGTTTCTTGTGAGCCAAATATCATGGCCATTTGTTTTATTTCATGTTTAGGAAACCAGTTTACTACATTTTGTGTCCAGTAATCTGATACAGCACATTCTGTTTGTGCAAATCCTAATAATATATTACCAACTAAATGCTTTTCAGATTCAGTTAATCTTTCATTCCAATCTTTTACATCTCCAGACATACTAATTTCTGTGTGCAACCAAAAAGCTTGCGCTTGTGGTAACCAACCTTCGTTATAGTATTCTGGATAATCAAAAGGTTTGTATGCTACTCTTTCATCAAATAATCCCATATTAATCTTCTTTATCGTGTTTAATTATTTCTAAAGCTATATCTACAAACGGTAGATAAAGCACGTGTGACACTACCTCATCTAAATCATACGATCTAATTCCTATAAGTATTCCTGGATATAAGCCTATAGATATTCTCCATACTTTCATATTCTGCCTTGACCCTTATAAGCCTTTTTGTAATTCCTACTTGACTTAACATTACTTGTTTTTGTTTTTGCGTGTATACCTTTTCTCCTAATCTTTTTTCTTTCTTGGAGTACAGACATCATTCCATTTCTAGCCATAAACTTCTATATTATATTTTTTGTGAATCTCTATAAGCTCATTCCACCTAAGAAAGCCCCTGTTAATAGCCCACTTAATATGTTTTTCAACTTGTCTTTCTTTGTATTTTAATCTTGCTATTTTCTTTTGTTTCTCAGTATTTCTATAACCCTGTCGCATTCTTTTTGGTTTTGTGGTTTAAAAAGAGTATAACTAGGAAACTGCTCGGTAACTAATTTCTTAAACAACTTCCATCTAATAGGAAATGATTCATTAGGTCTACCTTTAGTTTCTATTATAAAGTTTTCACCAATAAAATCTGGTGTGTACTTTATAGGTAATATTCTTTTTTCACCTCTGTTCATAAATTCGCCCTTTGAGTTTGCCTGTCTTTCATAAACTTCATTTTCAAAATGAAATCCATTTAATAAAACAAAAGTTTCACCCTCGTACTTAGCTTTAATTTTTGCTTTTTGTAAAGCCATATACATATACTTTTCCAATCCTGAGGCAAAATTATGTCCATCATAACTAATTTTCCTAGATTGTACTGGCCCTCTTTTTTTCTTAGGGGCCTTCTTCCTTTTATAAAACATTATTCTTTTGCTTTAAGATCTCTTAAATAACATTCTTCAATTTCACTTTTTAATGCTTGTCTTGTTTTTTCTATATAGTTGACAGCATCCATTAACTCTTCTTGTATGTGTTGAAGCCATGTATCTAGTGGTTGGTCATCTTTATGTAAAGTAACGCCGTACTTTTTATAACCTACATCAGATCTGTTAATAAACTTTTTTACTACTGATTCTATAATCTTATCTCTTATTTCCATATTAGTCTTTTACAAATGTTCCGTTTACCATTCTCCCAGTTCTACCAGAAATCTCATCATAAGCAGACTGCATACAAGTTTCAATTGAAACACCGTTGAGTTCGGCAAGATTAGTAAGAACAACAACGCTATCACCAATAGCATCGATAACACCTTCTTTATCATTGTTAAGAAGGGATTGCGATAATTCCCCTGTTTCTTCATATAATTTTATTAATTGTGTTTTAGCATCTCCTTTATCTAAGATACCTTTTTCTTTGGCCCATTGCCTTATAAGATCAAATAACTCAACTTTACCATGTTCTGGTTTAGCTTTGAATGCTTCATAAAAAGCTTTGTTATAAATATAAGTTCTGTCTTTGTCATACATAGACTTATATGAATTAGCTAGTATCCATTGAATTTGCTCTTTCTGTATTTTAAAATCACCTAATGGCGTTTGCCAACTTAACCCTATGTTTTTTTCGAGCATATCTTTAAGCCCTTTCTTTTTGCATGGGAATGTTGAGGTTTGCTCTGTTGCATTTATTTTCATTTTTTTATTTACTAAATTTTTATATAATGTTCTATCTACTTTGTACCCATAAAACTTTTGAAGCTCTATTTCTCGCTTTGATATATAATTAATATCAGACGAAGAATCTAGAACTTCATATTCCCCAGGCTTATAGCCCTGCACAAGCGTAACTCTATTATTTAAATCACGTGTTACACCGATTTTTTTATTAGGTATATGATAAATATAATATATTTCTTCCATATTTTTTTTATTTTCCTACAGATAATTCTGCTTTAATAGCAGGACTGTGATTATATCCTTCTAATGTTATAGTATCTTTATTAGGAAGGAATACAAAATCATTTGCACCTTCTCTTAATTTGATACCGCCCCATTCCATTTTAAGTTTGGGTAAATCGTATTGCTTTGCAGCAATATACTCTTCCGCTTGTTTTAAATGATTGTTATATAAATGACAATCGCCTAAGCTAGCAATAAGAGTTCCAGCTTCATAACCTGCACCATCTGCTATCATTTCTAATAACAAGCCATACATAGCTATATCATATGGTAATCCTAGAAATACATCTGCACTTCTTTGTTGCCACATTAAGTCCAGTTTACCATCGTTATAAAATAACTGGAAGTTATAATGACAAGGAGGGAGTACCATATCGTGAAGATCAGAAACGTTCCAAGCTGATACCATGAGTCGTCTACTGGTGGGATTTTCCCTAAGCTCCTGAAGCACCACTTGTAATTGATCGATGCCATTAGCATGACGCCACTGGTGACCGTATACGGGACCAAGTTTTCTATCAGTCCTACCAGATCTTTGGTAATCAGGAATCCAATACTTGACACCGTTATCAATAAGATAGTCCAAGTCGCTTCTGCCTTCGACAATCCAAAATAATTCTGTTTTTGCATGATTAAATATAATTTTCTTTTTTGTTAGTAAAGGAAACCCAAGCTTCATATCGTGGTATAACATTCTACCAAATACAGCTCTTGTTCCTGTTCCAGTCCTATCTTCTTTAGGTTTACCTCCGTGTAATATACCGGACATTAAACCTGTGTATTCATCTTCTATATTTCTCATAATAGTACATACATGTTTTATACATCATTTGTTTGCATTCCACAGCCTTGTAGGACTCTGGAGATACATTTACTTTTTCTCCTTTTTTATAAGGGCCAATAATTACGGTTATATACCATTCTTTTGGTGCAGCACCTGTTGATATAGGCTGGTAAGATATTCTAATATTATTTCTAATACAGAAATCATGAGCTGCTCTTTCTTCTGTTGTAGGAAAGTAACTGCCCATAATAGACTTTTTACGTTTTCTACCAACGTCCATTGCATTTACTGTTCCTGCCATATTATCTTATTTAGTTCGTATTTGTTACGTATCATTCCCAAGGCATTATAGTATTTTCTGGTATAGGTTCTGAATGTGGTATATAACAACCAGATTTAGGTTCCCAAGTAAAGAATGCTTCTCCTCCGTTTTCACCTAAATTTTGAAACTTAACTTTTAATACTTTTATCTTTGTTGTTTTCTTTTCATAATCTCTATGAACTAACAAACCGTGATAACTAGCATCATACCATTCACCTCCACCTTTAATGTTATACATCGTAGGCTCTTCAATTTTACCATTAGAATCTTTATACATTTTAGTTGGGTGAGCAACTATTATAACTAGTACATCATATTTTTTAGCAAACATTTCAATCTTAGTTAAGTATTCTAATGTGTATACATTAACATCACCATTGTTAGAATCTAAATCTCTAACTTTATTAAATGGATCAATCACAAGGCATTTAATACCTTTACGTTTTACAAGCTCAGCACCTTTCTTTAATACTGAATCTAATGTATAACGTTCCATATCGATAAAATAAAAGTTATCGTTTATATATTCTGTTGTTTGTTCCCATTTGTCTTTACCAATATCAGATTTAGATGGCATACCTTGCCAAGCTTTTCTCATTAGTTTATGGGCGTGTAAATAAGTGGGTGCATTTTCTGGTGATGCAAAAGCTGTCTTCCAACTGTATTGTTGATTATAACCTATTACCATTTGATCTACAAAATCTGATTTACCAGAAGATGGTATACCTGTAACAGTTATAAACTGTCCTGTATATGTAGAAAATATATCATCAAAGTTACGTAAACCTATTTGAAATCCTGGTTTAAAACCGTTTTCAACAAAGTCTACAACATCGCCTTCAATATCTTTAAAGGTTGTAACATTTTCAAGTGGCACAGGACTAGATTTATCTATAACCTGTTTTAAAGAATCAACTCCATATTTAATTAAATATTCATTTGCGTCTTTACAATCTTTAAAAGAAGTTGTATAGCAAACCTCAGCACCTAATCTTCTTATAAGCTCGTTCTTTAAAGCTACGCCTGGCTCATCGTTATCAACAGCTATGATTATCTTTTCAATGTTTGTAAAGTAATCTATACAGTTATCTAAGTAATCTAAGTTGTTTGTGCCTAAGGTTGCGCCGTTTGGAACTGAAATAGCATTTGGTATACCTGCTTCATGTAAAGCTAGTACATCAATTTCACCTTCAGTTATAACACAAAAAGAATGGCCTACAATAGCATCAATATTATAAAATACTTTTTCAGCACCTTTATAAAGCTTGAAGTTCTTGCGGCCATCTCTATACTTAATGTTGATGAGCTCACCACCCATCATATAATTAAATTTAATTGTGTTCTCCTCTTTAGAAGATTGTGGCATAAACTCAGGACCCTCGGAAACATTTAAGTCTTCAAGAGTCTTCTGAGATATACCTCTACTATTAAACCACTCTACAACTTTTGAACCTACTGGTTTGTGGGTTTTAGCAGAAAAGTCGGGGCGAACATAAACCTTATCGCTTGTTCCTTTTCTTTTAAAAGTATGTAGCTGAAATGATGTATTACAATTATGACAAGTACCTAATCCTCTCTCCCAATCATAAGAAGCACACTTTTTCTTTTTATTCTCAGACTTTCTTGTGTGTGAACATAGAGGGCATGTACCTTCAGGTGCACCTACTTTTAAGTCGTGTTGATTAAATTGGTCGATCTGGAAACCATTGATTTCCGAATTATTTACTTGCATATAGTTTATTTCTTGTTGTGGTTCTTAAAATGGTAAATCATCTTGTGCAACTTGCTGCTTTGGCGCCGCTGCTTGTTGCTGATTATCCCTTGGTACAGGCTGTGGAAATTCTCCATCAGTCCATACAATAGTAGCATTACCTAGAAACGTTCTAGGCTCCTTAGCTTCTCGCTCTTCCTTAGACTGAGCAATAGCTACTGGTCCGTGATTACCATAGGCATCAACATCATTATTTACAGTAATAGTGATCGGTAGATACTGACCCTTTTTACCTTGAATAATTCTTGACTTATCTATAGCAGTAAGGTTTATACTTGTTTTAATAATTCCAGCCATTTCTTAATATGTTTGTAATTGTGAAAACATTCTTTGTAATTGACTTCTATTAGCGCCAGTTGCGCGTCTTAAATTGTCAACAGCTTTTACATGCGTTTGATTGCTGTAAAAGTTTTTCTCACTTGTTGTTACTCCTGTAACGCTACAAGTTCTTTTCTTTGTTCTTGCCATAATATTAAATTAAAGTGTTTTAGTTAAAAAAAATTGCGATGGATCAAAGCCATCTGTTTTAAAGAATAGTTCATATGATTCAGTAGCTCTAAGAACTTTATCTCTACCTGATTCATAGAATTCATCCGAACAATCAAATATTCCTATCTGATGTGTTGTCTTATCCATTACGATAAATAACATATCATAACCAAACATCTCTTTATAGATATAAGCCTGACTGTCATAATTGTATTTATTTGCTGACCATTTAAATTTACTTACATCAGCACTGGTCTTGAGGTCTATAATAAGTTGCTCGTCCTCATTTATTATATCGGCTTTTCCTTTCCACATGTTACCGAACAATCTTACTATCCCGGGTTGTTCGTATTTGACACGTGCGCCTTTTCTTGAACCTCGTATATAATCTTTACATACATTGTTCTTTAGCAACTTTTCTCGCATTAATTCAATTTTGTCTGCTTCATGCTGAAGTAAACATAATTCACCCTCGGAAATTTCCTTATACTTTTTTGTATTTCTTGTAGAAGATTCGATGATTTTAAAATTATCAATCTTATCTGGTTCAAGTATACTAGTATGGAAATAACCCCCAACTAAAAAAGCAGAGCTCATAGGTGAGGGTGCTTTAAAGCTTAGTGGGTCTTTTAATAACGCGGATATGTCTGAGTTACTTAAATATTGCTTGCCAAACTTACCATAATAATGGTCGTCTGATTTAAGTTTTTCTAAGACTTCGTCTTTTGTCATTTATAGTGTTGTTAATGATTTTTCTTGTTCAGGTGTCATAGTATACTTCTTTTTAATTTGAGCAACTTTGCCTCCTGACTTAACATATTCTTGAGCTTGTTTTAATTGAGCTGATGTCATAGTAGTAGCCGAAGCACCGTGTGTATTTGTAGCATCGGAATCTGCAGTGTCATCAATTAGCAATAAATTACCTAAAGCATATTTCTTACCATAAGATGATGCGGAGCCAAATTGCTGTGGTGTTTGCATACCTTTCTGATTAAGATCCACACCTACAATAGCTGTTGCTGATATAAATGCTTCGCTTTCAGTGTCGTGAATTTGTGCTCTTGTTTCTATTACAGGAACAGTCAAATTTGACATTTGAAATTGCTCGTGAACAACAAAGTATACTTTATACTTTTCATTGTACGGTTTTAATGCTTCAAGAATATCTTCGGCGGATCTGAAGTTGTACTTGCCGAAGGAGTTGTAACGTGATTTCTTACTTTTGAACTCTTTTTGTATTAAACTTAATTTTTGATATATTGTCATTGTCTATATATATTATTACGTGTTTTGTTAAAATGTTAATTTCCAAGCTTATAGAATAACCAAGCTTGTTGTGATCTTGGCTTTGTTACTACTAAACTTGTGTTCCCAATGTGAAACAATAAGTCATACTCATCGTTTACATCTGTTCTGATTACTCTTAACTCACCATCAACTATTTCTAGTTTACCTTGAGCTAATATCCCTTCTGTACTTCTCCTAGTGAATGTATCATTAGGTTGAATTATTAAAAGTTCTTGATCTAGGTTATACCAATTGCCATATAATTCTGGCGGAATTGAATTTGATTGCGTATAGCAAAAGCTAGTTGCCATCAAAAATGTAATTATTAATTTTCTCATAAAAAATCTAAGACTTGTGATTTGTCAACGTTTTGCACCAATTTATCTATTGCGTCTCTTTTAATTTGTGAGACTCGAACATAATTAGCGGTGCCTTCTATATTAAGTTCAGCTGCTATTTGTTTAGCAGTCATTTTATCACAGTCGAGCCCATAGCTCATACGTAGTACATCATATTCTCTTTCTAATAGATTTGTCTTCATAAGACCCAATAGATATTTATTAATTATATCTATATTGTATTTCTCTGATTTATCCTCAATCTGCATTACAGAGTTGTCTTCATCATTTTCATATTCAATATCTATACTAGAAAATATACTGTTAAAAAACATTTGCACTATCATCTTATCTCCACCGTCTGATTTTCTAATTTCATTAAGCTTGTATTCGGGGATCCTCATGTTACCTCGATTAATATCAATCTCTCTTCTTATTGATCCTCTTATACGTTTCGACAAAAACGATTTAAGCGTTTTCTCAGGGTGCTCAGATTCATTAACAACACTCCAATCTATTCGATCGACTGCGTAAATTAAACCTTCTGCTCCTGATTGCAATAAATCATTTATACTTAGAACGCCGGAAGCTTGGTCTGAAGTAGAAAACGAGCGCGCTACGGACTCGACTAATTCTAAATTTTCAATTATAATGTTATCTCTCTCTGAGTATTTACCCTTTGAGGCTAAATTTAAACTGTCTTCTAAATCAAGTTTCCACCTGACATAGTTTTGGACGTTATATCTTTTCATTTAAAAGTGTTTTTTCTCTAACTAATCCATTACTTATATTTCTATAAATAGTTCTCGTCGAGACGTTTAAAATAGTTGCTATCTTTTTTATTGTTATCTTTTGTTTGTCATCATTAATTGTTAACATAGCTTCATATATATCTTCTGGTGTAGCTTTTTTCTGTTTACCAATTAACTTACCTATTATTTGTTGTTTTTGTTTTGTATTTAATCCTGAATTATCTCTAAAAATAACTTTTCTAGCTTTATTTTTAGGTCTGTCATTATCGAAATCTATTAATGAAACTTCATTAATCATTTTATCAATAATATCTGTAGGACAATTGAATGTTACATAGCCATTGCTTTTGTTTGCTACAAATCTTGCTAGCGTGTTAAATTGTAAGTGTGTCATTTCTTGATTCAAGTAATACAGTACAATTAAGTGCCACTTCAAAGATTTATATGTAGTTATCTTAGCTTTGCTACGAAATAGAGCATAACATTCAAACGTTCCATGTTCATAATACCAACCCCAATTGTATTGTTTTGTAGGTATATCATCAACTGGATCACGTCTATATAATATTCTATTGTCGTTTAAATATTTCAAATTTCTTTCAAACATTTATTTTTTCATAAAAGTGATTAGCTTTAAATATTTTTTATATCTTTCTATATTAGATGATAATAAAACTAATCTATTTACTTTGTTGTTTAATTTTATTCCTTTAAGTTTATGTAATTCCATAGACTCATTTGTAATTTCAGAATGCAAATCATATAATCTTTGACCAACAAATCTTAAATGTTTTTGCTTCCTTGAATAAAGATCGTGTTTATCTCTTATGTTATGTATAAATTCTAAAACCATAAATTATTTATTATAATACAGAGAGCAATAAACGATATAGCTATAATCCAAAGGGGTACACCAATATAAATTAAAACTCTATTTAACTCTCTTTTTTGCATATCGTTTATTCGGTTTGCTACTCTGCTGTTGTTTTTTTATTTTATCTCTAATTCCAAATATATTATATGAAACTAGGTGCTTGTAAATGCGGTTGCTCATCTTTTATTGTTACTTGTTTTTTATCGTTAATATAATAATTCCAGTATGCTTTAGATGAATGATTTTCAACTTTATATTCATCAGGCATACATTGAGGTGGTTGTGTGAAAGGTGTATTATCAATATATAAAGGTGGTGTGTATAGCACGTCTCTACACTTTTCAATAGTAAGATGCGTTCTACCGTATCTGTTAGTATACTCATCACCCAGCGCCATCATGTACTGATATGTCCAATTGTAATTGTCTAAGCCTGAACGCACCCATATTGTTGACGGGTGGTTTACATGCGCTTTCTTATAAGGAACATAACTAGTATCATACTCATAATCTTCTCCGATCACATGATGTGCAGTACAAAGCATTTGGGCAGCTTCCAACGGCATTTTAACAACATGTCTGTTGTAATGATATTCAGCAGCTTTTACTGGGTCTGGGTGTAAGTAAAATATATTCATTAGTGGTTTATTATTTTAAATTCTTTATCATTTGATAACATCCATGTTTTATCTGAATGACTATCAACATGATTCATAACTTCTGTTTGGCTTGATACATTATGTATATGTATATGACCAGTTGTAAAATTTAGTATTGTTAATTTCATAGGTTATTATTATCTAAGGTTATTCGTATTTGGTACGTACTTAATCTGATACTGTTAATTTACATTGACCATTGCAATTATCCATTTGGTCATATAAAGCTTTGCATTCATCTTCAAGCATTTGAATATGTTCCTCCATTGCTTTGATTCTTTGCTCTTGATATGTCATGAGTGATTCCATACTGTAGTAATTATTAGGGTTAGTATTATTGTTTTGATTATGTAAATTATATATAATAAGATCTCCATCTGTTGTTATATTAAATTTCGGGATATTCAATTTTTTGTATTTTTAGTTTACCTTTATTATTTTTTTCACTGTAATATATAGCTGTAATTTGATCGCCATACTTTTTAAGCAATTTGATTTGCTCATCAGTAAATTCAAAGTTTAAGTTGAATGAACTTACACCTTGCCTTCCATTTGTATTTAAAAACATCATCATAATTTATAATTTAGTTGCGACGATAGGACTCGAACCTATGACCTTTGGGTTATGAGCCCAACGAGATACCACTTCTCCACGTCGCTATAGGTTTAAGAGCGTAACGGAATTGTACCGTACTTGGTTTGAACCACCGTGCTAAACTTGCTCGCTCTAAGGATTGCCCATTGGACTTACACCCTAATATTATTAGAGCAGGATGTGGGTGCTTCTGGCATTACCTTTTTATTGCACCGTTTTGTAATCAAACCGCCAGACAAATCCCGCTCATCTAAAATAAATAACTAACCTAAAATAAAGTTATTTTTAATATGTTTGTTAAAGAATTTACCGATCGAATAACTGTTTCTCATTTTTTGAAACAATCTAACTGGTATATCTTTGTATAAGTAATTTGTATCGTTTTGAAATTTAACTAATAAATTTCTTTGTTTTGTAGTATCTCATAGATTGTATTGCTGTTGAGTCTACTGTTATAAAATCGTATTTAATTTTTCTCATGTTGTTTTGTTTATTATATTATCTATTTGTTATCGTATTTGTTACGTACCTTTGGTTATATCTTTTCTGAAATCATCATTATTCCACATATAATCACCAAATTCCTCACGCTTTTGTAAAATCCAATCTTCTTGGTTTTTAAATTTATCTATTATCTCCATAGCTTCAATTAATGAGTCTACTGTATGAGCTTCACTACCCCATATATTTATATGTCTTGCAACATATTTATCTTTATGTACTGGGTGTTTTTTTACACTCCAGTTTTCGCCTTCCATTTCAGGATTTACTTTTTCCATAGCTCTTGTAATTTTTCGTTAGTTAATTTATATATAGCTTGTATATTATCGTCAGTATGTATAGCATGGTCAAGTGCCCAGACTCCTGCTTGTTTCCAAGAGTCAGGTCTTGTACCAAATTCCATATCTATTTCAAATATATCATAGTCAAGGTTGTCAACAATTTCTTTGCACTTGTTATTGCCCATTGTATAATTGTCAACCCAGTATTCAATTAATTGCATGACGTAATCTTCCTCAACTACAAATTCATTTACAACTTCACCCGCTACACCTTCCTCATATTCAAGTACCATTTCATCTGATACATCTTCAATTAAATGATCGGAGTACTCTTTTGTCCAGTATCTGTATTTAGCTTCATCCATCGTATCTATTATAATCTACAAGATTTTTTAAAATCTCTACGTTAGACATTTCTTTAGCTGGTACAACTTCAGTATCTTCAGTTTCAATTGAATGTAAATAAGCAGTTTCATACTTATCTGGATTATCAACGAATAATGAAATTACATCTAATGTATCTTCCTCATCAAGAGTACTAAAACCAAATTCAGATTTTAGTTCATTTGCCATATGGTCTAGTATACCTTCAAGCAATTTGTTATCGTATTGTTGTGAATATTTAGTCATAATTATATTTTTTCTTTTAATTGTTGTCTAATCATTTCATATACAGTTTCAGTATATTCAATTTGTTTTTCTTCTGTAAGGTCTAAACCTTTTGATTCTCTATAAAAATCTATTGTATCTAAGATTTCCATTTCAATCATATCTATAAGACTACTGACGCAATCTTCAAAATCTATTTGTTTCATATTTATTTATTTTAGTTATTAATTTATTATATTATCGGTCTACTGTCGTATTTGTTACGTATTATCTTTATAGTATCCTAATTGATATTTGCATAAAATCTCATCGCCAATTCTCTGGATATGTTTTTCAATACTGTCATCAATTATAGAATGTATAGCACTTTGTACTGAGCCTGTATAGTCTCTGTATTCATCAACTGTATATTCAGCCATGAGTTGACCGATCGTTTCAATCAACTCATTTTTTTCTATTTGTATTAATTCTTTATCCATGTTTATACAGTATGTAATTTTTCAAAAGATGATAGCTTGTGATACCCAAAGGTCATAAAGTACTCATCTTCAAATATCATTTGCTCACCTTCATAATTAGGATGGTATATTAAATCCTGTTTACCTGTTGGATAAAATGTTGATGATGTCCACTCTTTAATGTTGTAACCAATACATTCTTGTTCGAGTTCCATACATAGTATAGTCAATTTATCTTCAAGTATTTTTCGATCGGATAAAGGCATATGTTCAACCTCAATTCCATCTTCATCTTTAAAGGTTTCAATATTACCATAAAAGCTAAATGCAATATAAAATGATTTTTCGATTTCATCATTGTATGTACCATCAAATTCAAACATAGCTTTAACTATGTTACCACTTCCGCCATCAAATCTGTTTTTAATTTTTTCTCTGACGTGGTTTAAATCATGGTAAGCATATCTATATCCAGAAGTTTTAGAGTGTCTGAGCTTGCCCATGTTTCTTTTTGAACCGACGTTTAATTCAACGGTCCAATGTCTACTTGTTTCTTTTTTTTTGTTTTTTTTATTTTAGTTGTTATTATTTTATTATTTATTTTATATGTTATAGTTTTGTCTTTCCATATAATTGCTTTTATATTCATTAGTTTTTATTTTAGTCGTGGTTAACATTGTAATAAAAGATTTCAGAAAAGAATTCAATTAATTCATTTTTAGTTTTGAATTCATATGAGTTAGAATTATTACTAAATGTTATTGGTTGTTTACTTGTTACTTTTGTATTTGTTTTATTAAATTGTATTTCAAATGTATATTTCATTGTTATTTATTTTATATTATTATCCTATTGTCATCGTATTTAATACGTACTCCACATAAATTCATTTAAGTCATTAACTGTTAAATCATGAGGGTGTTGTTTACCATTCAATAGTAAATCATCCATTACTATCCATTGGTCTACTCCGTGACGTGTACAAACGTCTATAAATTCTGGTTGTGTCATTATATTTCGTTTAAATCTTTTTTAGTTATATATTCTTCGACTTGTTCCATGAGTTGTATAGCATGGTTTTTACTGTTGGTCATATCCATTAGCCTACTCATTATTGAGCTCATAGGATTTAATTCATAAAGCCTATAAAAGTATTCTAGTTGTTGTTTTGTTAGTTGTTTCATTTTAATCTAGGTTTAACATTGTGTCTAAGGTTCTTATTATTTCATTTCTTAACCATCAAGGTCTCAAGTTGTGTTTACACAAAAATGTGACAAATTAGGTAACTATATAATATTAATAAGTAAGTTTCTATTGTCATACTTTTTACATATATATTATCCTAGTCCATTCGTATTCGTTCTACGTATCTTTTTAATTCCGAGCGAAGCGAGGAGCCTTAGTTATATTATCAGGATGGGTCCGTATTTCCTACGTTTTGCTATACATGCTATACATAATTAGGCCCATTCACCCGTGACTACATATCTCATTGAGATACTGTTTCTGGGTTACTAAGGGTTATCCTAATTAATGAACTTAAAAACTAACTATTATTTATTTACTGGTCCACCACCGCGAACCTGCTTAACATATTTAGCTCTTGACCATCTGTATTTCTCAGGGACATCAATTCCACATCCCTCAAGATATTGCCAGTTAAGTACAAAGCCATCAGTTTTTGTATTTGTTTCTTCAGTGAATATTTTAATATATTCTTTTTGGTATTCTAAGGATTTTCTAAGCATATCTAATATACTAGATTTGTAACCTATTATATCGTAGTTGGATTTATTAAATCCTATTAGTACACCCTTCTTTTGATCTTTAAGCCATCTAGTTCTTGACTTAACTTCTTCAAGTACAATATCTCTATTGAGTATGCCATTCATAATCTGGATCCCATGTTGAGTCTTTATCTATTGTATTCCATATATCTTCGATACTTTTACCGTCATAGTTTGTGACTTGTAAATCACCTCCGTATGAATCATCCCAACAGTTACATATCTTTTTATTATCAAAGTATACATCCCATTCTTGTGATGGTCCATCGTGTCCACGCATTGTTTTAATGTTTTTTGCAGTAGCGCGGTTGTAAAATTCTTTTAATGTTATTTTATTCATAGTTATTGTTTTTAGTTATTATTATTAATCGTATTTATTATCGTTAGTTAATCGTATTCGTGACGTATAGCATTTACATCTCATGAGTTATATCGATCGGGTCGTATGTTCTTTGTACCGTTTCGTAATCATACACATTATGTACATATGTATCTGCTTGATTATCCATTTGCCTAGCAAAGGTTAGAGCTTTCTTTTTAGTGTCAAACTCGTAGTGTTCTTCTGTGTAGTTTCCTTCGGGCCAGCCAACATTACATCTGACTTCGACCCAGTAATTAAATTCTGATTTCATATTATTTATTTTAATCATTGTTAGCATTGTGTATTTATCACTTCAGTCAACTGACATATTGCAATCATTTTTCTTGCATTTCAATTATAGCTTGCTAAATCGTCTTTATCTTAGTACATTAAATTATCGTAATCATACCATTTGTGGTTTATTCATTTCCATAGTTATTTTATTTTATTAGTTAGTAATTCTTTTGGCATTAGGTTATTAGCTTCTAAAGCTATATCTTTTTTTTGTTCATATAAAGATTATGTACTTCCAGTACTGATTTTCCTGGATTGTTTTTCATTATTGTATAGAATCTATTAAATTCTTTTTTAGGTATATGTTTCATTGTTATTGTTTTTACATTTATATTATCATTATTCAATCGTAGCTAAGACGTATAGCAAAATTATGAACGCCACTCCTGGGAGCAGAAAGATCAGAGCTTCCATTATACGTCAGCTTTTAAACCTTCCCACTTACTGTGTGAGTAGTACTTGTTATTATTGTGATATGTCCACAGTGCGCTTCTGCTATAGCTTGGTTTAGTACTGGATTTCATTCTGTCCGTAGTTCCGAACGTGATCCTCTTGTTAGTCCACGTATTCTGTAGTTTTACTTTCTTGCGTAATTTTTCTAGTTTAGTCATAATAATTGTTTTTAAGATTAGAACGCGTGGCGGGAGTCGAACCCGCACCTTAGTACCGTAGCACGCGCTGTTGTTCATGAACCGAACTTTAATTAATCAACATAGTCAAAGTCAAATTCTTGTTTGTAATAAAGATTATTTATTTTTACAAAGTTTGGTAAGAATGAAGTTGTATGAAATTTATTAGATAAGTTAAGTAATTTTTGAGTTTTATTATTTAATTTAGTAAGAATTTCAAGTTGAATTATTTGTTTATTTTTTGATAAAGTTGAAATTGTATAAGTTTGTTTTGATTTATTATATTTAATTTTTTGCATTGTAATTATTTTTAAAGTTCATATATATTATCATAAAGAATCGTATTAAAGACGTATAGCAAATAGGATCCGGGGTTATTTGGAGAGCGTTGAGCTGGTGTTGCTCCGCTCCCACGGTCCCCGTCCCGACC